GTGGCTACCAAACTCGTCATCATCGGTCTACCCTCAACCGGCAAAACAACCGTCTTCAACGCGCTGACGCACGCCGAGGCCGCCACGGGCAACTTCGGCGCAAGCGGCGATGAGCCGAATCTTGCGACGGTGAAAGTCCCCGATCCACGGCTCGATGCCCTGACCGACCTCTTCAAGCCCGAGCGCAAGATGCCTGCGGATGTTCAATATCTGGACGTCGCGGGCATCGCGAAAGGGATCGCTGAAAAGGGCATGAGTGGGCAATTGTTGGGACATCTCTCCCAGGCTGACACGCTCGTTCATGTCGTGAGAGCCTTCGAGGACAGCAATATTGCCCATACTGAGGAGACGGTCGATCCGATCCGCGACATCGAAACGCTTAATTTGGAGTTGCTTTTCAGCGATCTTGGTCTGATCGAAAAACGAATGCTTCGCATCGAAAGCCAACTCGGCAAGATGCGCGGGCCCGAGAAGGAGATCAACGAGCGGGAGTTGGCGGTCCTTGTGATCCTGAAGGCCGCGATCGAAAGCGACAAGCCACTCCGGGAAGTGATCGACGACATCGATCCGGACGACTACAAGCTCGTTCGAGGGTTCGGCTTTCTCACCGCAAAACCTCTTCTGATCCTGCTGAACACTGGTGAGGATCAACTCGGTGAGCCGACGGAAGCATTGCTCGCCAAGGCCCGGGCAACGCTTGGCGGTCCGAAGGTGTCGATCGATGCGATCGCTGGAAAGATCGAGATGGAAATCGGCCAGCTCGACGCCGAGGACGCCAGCGCGTTCATGGCAGATCTCGGCATCAGGGAATCCGGACTCGATCGGATCATCCGTGAATCGTTCAATCTACTGGGTCTCATGCCCTTCTTCACGGTTGGCCCAGACGAATGCCGGGCCTGGACGATTCGCCGCGGAGCGACCGCGCTGGAAGCGGCAGGAGAGATTCATTCCGACATCCAGCGCGGTTTCATCCGAGGCGAGGTGATCGGCTACGACGCGATGATCGAGGCGAGGACGATGGCGGAAGTGCGCAAGGCCGGTGCGCTGAGACGAGAGGGCAAGACCTACGTCGTACAGGACGGTGATATCATCAATTTCCTCTTCTCGGTCTCGCACCAGCCGAAAGGCCAGATCGGATAGCTTGGCGCGTCAGGCAATCCACCAGCACGTCCACATGCTAAACTGGGACCACTACCGGCGCGGGCAGGATTTGCCGGTCCCCCGCGTTCGACAACCGCATACACGATGACAGCCGTCTGAGGGGTCGCGGAAGCGTTCTCGTCATGCGGCGTTTTCGTGAGGCGGCCGTGGCGGACTCCCCTGCACAAGTAAATCACCCCATGTCAGCGTGGACACCCCATGTCACGCCATGATCTTGTGCAAAGCGCGATCAAAGCGCACGGGTCAACAGTGCCAGCGTCCACCGATGAAGGGGCGGGATGTCTGTTATCACCACGGTGGGAGGTCTCCACGCGGGGTCGCGTCAGCAACACTCAAACATGGTCGATATTCCGAAGACCTTCCCACCCGTCTACAGGCACGGTACGAGGGAGCTCGAACAGATCCCGACCTCCTCAACCTCACCTCGGAAATCTCTCTGATCGATACATTCACCTCGGACGCACTCAAGGGCTTGGAGACGGGAGAGAGTGGTGCGTTGTGGACCAAGCTGCAAGAGACGTGGGGCGCGTATCAAGGGGCGAAAGCCGAAGGCGATCGATCGGCCGAGATGCTCGCGTCAATGGAGATCAGCGACCTGATCAAACGCGGTTCTGCTCCGTACATGATTCGGGCCGAGGCCATGCAGCTCGCAGAAGCACGACGCAAGCTCGTGGAATCCGAGCAGAAGCGCCGGGTCGCGATGCAGGACATGGTGACGACCGGACAGGTAATGCTCTTCATCGCACAGCTGCAACAGGCGGTGCAACGTCATGTCCATGATCCTGACACCCTCGCGGCCATCGCGGATGAGCTTGGCCGCCTCACTGCCTAGCCTCTTCACGTCCGGATTACGGCTGGACACCCACAGTCGCCCATGGCGGGAATGGCTGGGCGCTCACTTCGCCTCCTACACGTTCGCTCCCTTCGCCGATCGTCATATCCGGTTCTGGGACTGGATCGCCACATTGCAGCCCGGCGTTCGACCACGGGCACGCGTCGAGGTCTGGAGCCGCGGCGGGGCCAAGAGTTCCACACTCGAACTCGGCTGCACCTACATCGGATCGGAGCCCACCCCACGCCGCCATTATGTCCTCTACGTGAGCAACACCCAGGCGCAGGCCAATAAGCACGTCGCGGCGATTGCCGGGATGCTGGAACGCGTCGGCGTGCAGCGGGCAATCAACGAATACGGATCGTCCAAGGGATGGCGGCACGAGGAAATCCGCACCGCCAACGGCTTCAACGTGACCGCCTTCGGCCTCGATTCGGGCATGCGCGGCGTCAAGCTCGACGAGTACCGACCGGACATCATCATCTTCGATGACATCGACGGACGGCACGACACCGTCGATACCGTGAGCAAGAAGGTCGATGTGATCACCACGACGGTGCTGCCGTCCGGGTCGACCGATTGCGCCGTGATCGTGATCCAGAACAAGATCCACAAGGACGGGATCGTCTCCCAGCTCTGCGACGGACGTGCCGACTTCCTGCACGACCGTCTCCCCGCCACCGTCGAACCGGCGATCACGGGTCTTCAGTACGAACAGCGTATCCAGCCGGACGGCACGCCGCGCTACGCGATCACCGGCGGCCAGGCGACGTGGGCGGGCCAGAACGTGGCCACCTGCGAACAGCAGATCAACGAGTGGGGACTGGGCGCGTTCCTGCGTGAGGCCCAGCACGAGGTCGATGAGGTCGAGGGCGGGCTCTGGCAAAAGGCGCGCGACATCGATACGTTCCGCGTTCCGGCCGGACAACGGCTGCCGGAGATGGACATCATCGCGGTCGCGGTCGACCCCAACACGGAGGGTACGGGCGACGAGGCTGGCATCATCGTGACTTCAACCTCGCGGCAATGGGACGAACGGATGTGGGATCGACCGCACGCGTACGTCCTCGCCGACTACACCGTGTCCGGCGGCCCCAAGGCGTGGGCCGAGGCGTCGGTTGCCGCCTATCACGACTTCAATGCCGACCTCCTGATTGCCGAGAAAAACAATGGCGGGCAGATGGTCGCGATCACGATCGGCACGATCAGCGGAGCACCCGGCGTGATGCTGGTCCACGCCAGCCGGGGCAAGCGGACGCGGGCCGAACCGGTCCAGAAGCTCTACGAGGATGGACGTGTGCACCATCTGAAACTTTTCCCCGAGCTTGAGCGGCAGATGTGCACCTGGAAGCCCGGCATGCCATCGCCTGACCGCATGGATGCTTTGGTGTGGGGGCTGTCGGTGACGATGCTCGGGTATGCAGACGACGAATCGGACGATGTCATCGCCCAGATGAACCGGGAGCTGGCGTGAGATGAGTGTGTGGGAGCGACTTATGAGTGCTGGACAGGGTGCGGTTATGGGTTGGCAGGGGTATAGCGCTCCCGACACGCCAGAAACGCTGGGTGAACGGTATGCCGCGAACTGGGCATTGTACACAGGGACCATGTTCGATTCGGTCTGGCAGCGTCGCGGCATCTTCAAAGATGAACGGGTGTACCGAAACACACGCCTCGTCTACAAGCCGGTGGCGGCGGTCGTGGACTTTTACGCATCGACCGTCTACCAGGGCCAACTCTCGACCGATGGCAAGCCGCTCCCGGACGGGTCGCCCGGCGCGATCCCGCTCGATCCGCAAACCGGCGACGATGCCGCCAACGAGCAATTGCTGATCGCGACGGCCGAGCTGTGGAGCCGCTGGAAGTTCCAACGCTCGATGCGGCTGCGGCCACGCTACGCGGCGGCGCTCGGCGACTGCCTGACGCAACTGGTGGACGATCCCGCCCGCCATGCCGTCTGGCCGCAACTGGTCTGGCCCGGCTACGTAACCGAACTCGAGCTCGACATCGTCGGGGACATTAAGGCGTACACGCTCGAGTACGCGATCACCCGCGAGGAACGGGGCCGGATGGTCACCTTCCGCTACCGGAAGGAGGTCGACAAGGAGCAGTATCGCTACTTCCGAGACGATCAGCCGTGGCGCGATCCCGATGGGCATGGCGAGGCCGTGCAGGTGAACCCTTACGGCTTCGTGCCCGCAATCTGGGACCGGCACAAGACGGTGTGGGGAGATCGTGGCCTGTCGGCGATCGCGGGCATCAGGCAGGCGCTCTTCGAATACAACAGCTTCATGAGTCACGCGATCGATTACCAGCGCAAGCCGTTCTCTGCGGCCGTCTTGCTCAAGGGCAGTCAGACCGGTGTCTCCAAGGTGCGCGAGGTCTTGGGACCGGGTCGCGAGGAAGATTCGTCGATGCTGGCGGAAGGTATGAATGTCAAGCGGGTCGGACCGGACAGCGGGTACGAGTACCTGCAGGCGGATATCGGCAAGACGATCGAGATCCTCAACGAGATCAAGCAGGGCATTCTCGAAGAGAACCCGGAGGCGAGCTTCTACCACGACCTGCGGGGGATGTCGACACTGACCGGGCCCGCCGTCGAACGCGCGCTTGGGGACGCCGTCAGCCGGGCCAACGAGGCGCGGGCGGAGCACGACCCGCAGACCGTCAAGCTCTTCCAGATGGCGATCACGATGTGCGGGATGGCGCTCAACGACGGGCGATGGGACGCGCCGACGAGCCGCGACGAGGTCTTCCGGCCATACACGCAGGAGAGCTTCACGGCGGGGTCGCTCGACATGGGGATTCTCGGACGACCCGTCGTGCCGATGACCGAAGCGGAGCGGCTCGACCTGATCCTCAGACGCGAAACGATTCAGTACGCGGATTCGTTCGTGGCCCTCGGAGTCGATGAAAAGGACGCCGCGACGCTGATTACCGAGCGCGAGACCGCCATGCTCCACAGGTCGAACCTGATGTCCGGATTTGGAGGGTGATGACGATGCCAGTGAATGATCAACAGTTGAAGCAGCTTCCTGCTTACACCGACGATGTTGTGCTCCATGCCAGCGGGGAGATTCTAGACATTTTGGGCGAAGATAACGTTCTTCCCTCGGAACTCCGGTCTGTTGCCGAAATTTACGAGCAACGAGATGTCGACGGGCACAACCGGCTGCATCCCAATGAGCATCTGGAGGAGTGGCCGTATGACGATCAGATGAGCAACGTTCAGGCAATAATTGCCAGAGATATGGCGAAATGGCTAGAGGCATACGGTCATGAGGGGTGAGTGATGGCAAAGCTCAATGGCGCCGACGCGTCGGTGATCGACATGTTGAGTCTGATCGTGGAACACACGGCCCGCATCGCTACGGCGCTGGAACGGACTGCTGACGCCGATCCCTTAACGGCCTTTGCCGATGCGTTTGGCGACGGCAGCGATCCGTTCGCCGAACGGCCAGACCCTCAATCGCCGATCGCGTCCAACGGGCAGACGATGATTTACGCCTTGCCCGACCAGCACTACCAGATCGTGGCGCGCAAGGACCGTGGCGAGGAAAGCGGCTACAGCGTGAACGTGGAGCGCGTCGATGAGTGAACGATTGCGCATCATCGAGCAGCGCCAGCGCCGTGACGTGAGACTTCTGTTCTCTGTGCTTGGCGACAGCATCGAGAACGCGTTCGCCCGTCACACGACGCCCGGAAGGCCGATCATGACGCTCGACCGGTTACGCATCATGGCGGAGGTTGATAGAAGTCTTGCGATGATCTATGGCCGTTACAACGGTGATCCCGATGCGGCACTGACGGAGATCGTGGTCCGCGATGCCACGGCAGCCCGTTTCGAGCTGTTGGACGCATCGGTCACGCGCTGGCGTGCTGTGATGAGCCTGACACTCAGAGAGCGGGTGGAAGCGGAGGCGAATCGTGACTGATGCCTTTGTAGATGACACCCGCGACTGGCTCGACAAACGGGGGTTCAATCTCTCCGACCGAATATGGTCAAACCGTGCCGACATGAGAGCCAGCATCGACGCGATTCTCCGTGTTGGCGTGATCGATGGCACGCCGGTAGAGGAGATCGCGACCCGGCTCGTGCGCTACGTGAGTCCGTCCTACTCGCAACCCGGGGACGGGAAGGCGGAATATGCTGCCAACCGGCTGGCGGGTAATGAAATGCGTCGGGCGAATGCACTCTCAGCCAAGCAGGTCGCGATGGTCGATCCGCTAGGCGGGTATCTCAAATACGTCGTGGCCGCATCCCACGTTGTGCCCGATGAATGTTCAGACATCGCGGGTCATGACGAAGGGCTTGGTGTTGGTGTCTACCCGGCGAAAGACATGCCTCTTCCCCCTCGTCACGTTTCCTGCCGTTGCAATGTCGAGCAACATGTACTTCCACCCGAGGACATCTCCGCATTCGTCGAGAAGTTGCGGGTCGAATACGGACTAGACAGCGAGCCGGACGATCTCGGCCCCGCCGATCTGGCGATCTACCGGCGAGAAACGGCCAAGGTGCGGGACGCGGTACAGCTGTTGTTCCGGGGGTGGCTCGATCAGACGGGCTTGGTCATGCGTGAGCAATTGGTGGAATCGTCGGAATCAGTGGCGTCGTGGGTGAGCAGTGTACGGGCCGAGAAGCAAGCAAGACGGAGGACATGATGGAACCACGACCTGAAACGATGTTGCGAACGGTGTCTGATGAAGATCTGGAGGTTGCCGAACGCGTCGCTGATTATTACGCAAGACTGCGGGTAAGGCATGTCTACGAGCCCGCCCTTTCAACCTGCACCGTCGCCTTCCAGGACGTGATCACGCGAACCAACCTCGTGCATGAGCTGGTGATCGGTGAAGAGGACACAATCGCATGATCTTCGATGGCGATCGGGACAGGATCGAGCCGTACCTGCGTGAGCTGGCCGATCTGGTTGGCCTGCGCGATTGGAGGATTCTTGTCTCGGATGATCCCCCGGAGCATCCAGAACACGCGGCGTGTATCGATGTCCGGTATGGCCTCAAGGTGGCAGTCGTTTCATTTCACCCACAGTGGGCGGAAAGCGAGCCCGAGCAATTCCGAAATACCTGCTGCCATGAGCTACTCCACGCGCATGTCAACCACGTCCGGTGGCCGCTGAACAACGTCGCCGACCTACGCCATCTCGGAAGACGTGTCGCGCTCTATCACGCCGAATTGATCGAGGCAGGGATGGACGGCGACACCGCGAAACACCTCACCGATGAGTTTCAGGACCACTTATTGAGTATTGTAGTTGGACCGCACGTTTACCCGCCGCTAGATATGAGTTTGGAGTAGCCATGAAACCCACCGATATGCACCCCAAGGTGATCCATACCGACTCGCCGTTTGTGTCGCATTCAGAAAATGCTGATGGCGTATTCGTTGAGTTCGGAGGCGAGAGTGTGTCATTGCAATGGACGCTTGCCGATCCTGAACGGATCGAGTTCTTTGGCAAGCGCAACGATCGTGGTGATGAGGGCATTATCTGGACTCGACAGGGGTACGGCATTGGCTTTCGGCTTGAAAACACGAAAGCGACACAAACCGGGAATCCGAGAAGCGGCGGGTTCGAACTCTCCTATGTCCTGACGGTGACCGGAAATCGGTACGATCCAGAAGATCCATCATGAAACCCACCGCGATCGTCTGCGGGACGGCGATGCTGATCTGCTACGCGATCCTCGGCACCGTGTACCACATTTCCTGGTATCTCGCACCGATTGGGTTGATGGGAGTGTCCACGCTGTTGGTGGGGCTTGCCGAGGGAAAGGGGAAAGCATGATCGAACGCACACCGGCAGCCGAACTCGAGACCAAGCGGCGCATCCTCGACGCAATCGACCGTCAAGGCCGAGGTCGCATCCCGAGCGGACCACCGTATATCAGCCCGCTCGAACGCCGGGTAATCGCACTGGAGGCGGTGGTAGGTCAACTGCTGGAGTTGCCCGTCGTCCGGCATTCGGGCGTCGTCACCGCGACGCTGGAGGGTGAGTGATGAAAAAGAAACGATTCAAGAACCCTACAGATTGGACTGAAGAGGACTATGCCAAATACTCGTTCTATGAACTCTCTGCTGCTCTGGATGAATGGAAAGAATACAATTGGATACAGTATCGCGATCGGGAATTGAAGAGGGAGATCAATGAGGCATTTCAACCGAAGGGCGGTGAGCGATGGTCGCACGCACGACGCCGACGGTGATCTCGAAGCCGGTGCCGCCCAAGCCGGAGGATGACCGGCTTAAGGAATTGCAAGACGCGGTGCAGCGGCATTCGAGCGGGTTGGCCAAGGCGATTGCCGGGCTGGCCCTGCTTGAGGCGAAACGACAGATCGCCGCGTAGTTGAGACACACAGACGGAGGTCTACATGCGAAGTAATAATACTTCCTCGACGTCTTTTCCCCTTTTTACCGCAACCTTGTCTAAAGGGAGATGTGGGATATACGAAGGGTATGACACGTCTAAAATGAATGGGGACCTTGATCTTATTCGAGATATTGCGAATGGTCCTGGTTTCTCATTATTTAATATTCAGAACGTCTATGACTTGGGTGCGAAAGATAATCACCTTCAAGAAAATATAGGCAACTCATTTACTACCATGCCGTGTTTTCCTCCATTTCCATATATGTGGATGGAGTGGGATGTGGATGGAACGCCATTTGCATGTCTGTCACTGACCACTGAACACGAAACCGAATTTATGTTCTTGGGGAGTTATCCTGATCAAAACCCAATCGTATCAATGATTTCTGGTGTTGTGGTGAGCATGACATGGTCCGAGGAAGGCTCGCTTGCGAATGACGGATTTGGTATCTCATACCCATACTCACCAAAGGACACGGCTTCGAGACTTTATTCTCCTAATGCCCATGGGAAACATGTATTAGACCAACTGTTAACGAAATCAGCTAAAAGTTCCACGTATATTGCGCTTGCATCATTTCTTTTCGCTCACTGTAAGAACGTCGACATTGTCGAACGTCTTCCGAAACGTCACGAGCAACGTGCGGCAAAGCGAGCCGGCGAACCGATCCTCAAGTACCATGAAATCGTGATCGATCCGAACCGCTCCTACGCGACCAATGCCACGAGCAAGGACCCCAGCACAAAGCCGTCGAAGGCGCTGCACATCGCACGTGGCCATTTCGCCCACTACACTGATGAGAAACCCCTATTTGGCAAGTACGCGGGAACGTTCTGGGTTCCGGCTCACGTTCGCGGCAAGGCAGACAATGGTGTTATCAACAGCACTTACAGGGTGAAGGCTGCGGCGTGACGGTCGCAACGTCCTCCCTGGCGCAGTGCGTTTACACCTGAACGAATAAAGCGTATTATGTAATCAGTCGAATAAACGGCCACCCAGCGCCTAGCTGGCTCGCCCTCTGATGTTTCCGGACACGGCACTCGATGCCCTCTCTGGTCACAGCAGAGGGCGTTTTGTCGTCCACCGACCGGCGCGATGCCGCAGCCCAAGGAGTCTGACGCGATGTCTGACACGACCACGATCGAAACCACCGAAGAGAAGATCGTCGCATCTGAAACCGACGGGCTTGGTGAGGCGGGCAAGAAGGCGTTGGAGCAGGAGCGCGACGCTCGCAAAGCCGCCGAAAAGATCGCACGCGAGACCGTGAAGGAACTCGACACCCTGAAGGCCGCGAAGGCCAAGGAAGACGAGGACAAGCAGGCGGAACAGGGCAAGTGGCAAGAACTGGCGGAGAAGCGCGAAGCCTCCCTGAACGAGACCGCCACGAATCTCGAATCCGCCACGACCGAACTGGAGACGTTGCGGTCGTACGTCAGTACCGATGTCGAGACCGTGACCAAGCAGGTCAAGGACCTCAAGGACGATCCCACGGCCAAGGTGCTACTGAGAATCCATCCCGGCAATGACGCCAGCGCATCTGCGTTGCTCGCATGGGCAAAGGAGGCCAAAGCCGGTCTCGCGGATATCACGACCAAACCGAAGCCGCGCGGCTCGGGGTTCGACCCGACGCCCAGTGACAGACGGGGCAAGGTTACGTCGCCCCTTTCAGCACATGACATTCTGAACTCCTAGGAGGAGACGTATGGCAGATCTCACAGTCACGCTGGATCAGGTGCGAGTCCTCGATACCAGTCAGCGGAGTACGACCAACGCGATTGCCGATGAAGCCGTTACCCGCGGCCAACCAGTTTACGAAAAGACGAATGGCCGCGTCGCAAAGGCTCGGGCGAATGCAGTCACAACGGCAAAGGCGTGCGGCATCGCACTGAACGATGCAAATGCCGGTGAGCCCGTCACCTACGGTGATGATGTTCGACTTGCGGGGTTTAACCTCTCCGCCGTGGACAACGGCACCACGGTGTATCTCTCCTCCGCAACGGCGGGAATGGTCGCTGACGCAGCGGCCACCGGTACAGGGAACGTTGTGGTGCCGTTGGGCGCGGTCAAGACCGCGACCGGGTCTGGCAGGTTCAAGTACATCCGATTCTTCATTTCACCGGCATTCGTGCCAGTGGCGCTTTAAGGAGGCTCCTGATGGGTTTGCTCGCAGGTATCCTCCGAACAGAGGATGGAACACTCGCACGGACTATTCCGCTCGCCGATATTCTTTCCGGCATTGAAGAGATTTTCACTGCCTATGAAGAGCAGCTAACGCGCGCGACATCGCTCTTTGTCGCAGAAACCACGACAAAAGCTGAAGAGCGTGTGGTGCTCAACGGAATCGACGAAGGCCAGGCCGTTGACCGATACGGTCGTGCGCTGGAGACCCGGACCGAAGGCGGGTACGACGTGGCCTATCCGTGGATACGCCAGGGGTGGGCACACGGCTGGGACCATGAGGCGTTCCAATACCTTACGGTCGGTGATATCCAGCGTGTGCTCGATGCACAGGTGAATGGCAATCGAAAATGGCACCTCAGATCCATCTTTGGGGCCATGTACAACAATGCAAACTGGACGCACCAAGATAACGAAACGGGGACCAACCGGAATATCAAGGCGCTGGCCAATCAGGACGGTACGTTGTATCCGGCGAGCGCAATTCTGGAAATGGCAGAGTCGCAAGCTGAAGCGAACCACTACGTGGTCTCCAACTACCTCTCAAGTGCAATCAGCAGCACGAACAACCCGCTGGCAACGATTCGGGCCAAGTTGCGTATGCAGTATCCGTCGGGCCGAATTGTGGCCTTCATCAATTCTGCTCAGTTGATTGACGTTCGGGACAAGTTGCCGAACTTCATCGACGCCCCGGCTTCGATTGATGCATCGATCTCCCAAACAGCATCAGTGGCGCAAGAGCCGGGCGGATTGATGGTCCCCGGTGATTACATTGGCGTCGACGGCGATACCAACGTTCACGTTTTTACTTACGACAGCACGACGCCATCGGGCTATATCACCGGTCAGGTGATCGGTCGTCCCCCACTTAAGAAGCGCATACCAACGGCTCCGTCTCTTCAGGGGTTCCTGTTGGAAGCCGAAGAGGAGTTCTATCCGCTTCATCGTCGTGAGTTCCGCGACCGTTCTGGATACGGCGTGTTTGACCGCTTGTCTGTCGCCATCGTCCAGCTCAAAGGCAGTGGTGCATACGACGTGCCATTGGTCTACCAGAAGTAGAAAGTCATGGATATGGCGAGCCTGCTTGGAACGAATCGACGGAAGGCGGAAGCCCAGGAACGCATCGAGTCAACGATCCCTGAATTGGCTGATCGGTTTGGCATCGATGTTCCTCCAATCCCGGTCTTCCGCCGTGACCCGAACCGCGAATCAGCAGAAAGAGCGGAGTGGATTGCTGACGTGCTTGACGTCATCGGCAATACGTCGCTCACAGCCAAGCCCGCCACGAAAGCGAAGGGCAACTAGCGATGGCGATCGACCGCACCACACTGACCGGATTCCTGGCAATCGAATACGACACGCTCCTGGTGGAAGCCGGGATCGCGGGAACCGATACGCCCGCGAATCTCGGGCCGGTGCTCGATGCGGTGGACCAGCTCGTCGTGTTGAGCGATCCCCTCTCGCCCCTGTGGCTGCAACCGCTGGCCCGGTACTTCACGCTCAAACGGATCGTGAACCGGCTGGCGGTCAACATGGATGTCTCGATCTCGGGCGACTCCTATCGCCTGAACCAGATCTTCGCCAACGCGAAATCGTTGCTGAGTGAGGCGAAGGCGCAGGTCGCCTGGATCGTTGATCCGGTGCAGCCAGGCGAAGCGAGTGACTACGGCGATATCACGGTGGTCGAAATGCCCTTTCTGACCGGAACGATCGCATCGGAGTATGGATCGTGGTAACTCGACCGATTCTCTCCGATCGGACAATGCACGTCACCATCCCCAGATTACGGGCGGAGGGCCTTGAAATCCGGCTCGGCATTGACGGACGGTTGATTGCCTTCGATCGACAAGGTGTCGTCGTTGGGCCGGTAACGGTCGTCATCAAGTGGGCCGCTCGACAGCCGCAAGGCAGCACCGGCGGGGCCACCGACGTCATTGGCGTTGAGGGTGACCTGTCGGGTCGCATCGAAGAGCTGACCGTAAAGGCAGGTGATCTATTCATGGTCGATGGAGATCCGGCAGAAGTGACGATCAGCGCCAAAGAGGTTGATGGTGTCATGGTGGCCGGGTTTCGCCTGACGACGGGAGGGTCGTAATGCCAGGCGCAAACGTGACGTGGCAGACGTCGCCGGGATCTATGGCGGACAGGGTGACGAGCTACGCCAAAAGGTTGTTGGCCGCTGTCTACGCACTGGCGACCGAGTGGGCGTCACGGATCGCAAACGACGCTCGGTCGTCAGCTCCTTGGCAGGACCATACGGGGTTGGCCCGTCGAAGCATTTTGGGGCGAGCATTTCGCCTCGCCGTTGGTGCGGTCATCGTCATTTCTGGCGGTGCGCCCTACTCGATATACCTAGAGCGCAAAAACGCTGGGAGATTTGCGGCGATAACTCCGGCACTCCAAAGATCGTATGCAGCCGTGTTTGCGTCATTGCAACAATTGATCCGGTGAAAGGGTTAGACATGCGTCCACGTCTTCCGCAGCACAATATCGCCAATTGTGCGTTGACCCACATTGAATCGTTGTGCCAATTCGTATTGATTCATTTTACCCAGTGCGTAAATGTCTCGAATGGCAATGACATCAATCTCGGTCAGACGCGCCTTGTGATGTTGTTCTCCGTGTTGATTGCGACGCTTCGAGATCATATCTCGAACATTGTCTCTCGCGGAACCAAGAAAGAGATGTGCGGGGTTCACGCAAGCCGGGGTGTCGCAGACGTGGCACACAAACTGACCGTCGGAGATCGCTTGATGCGTCAATTCCCAGACGAAGCGGTGTGCGTAAACATGCTCATGCTTGGCGACGTAGAACCCGCCATATCTCATCGGGCCCCATTTGTGGTCCATCCACATCCAGCAAGCGTTCGGACCGCCACTACGGTCAACCTTGCTCCAAAACCGCTCTTCAAGCGGCTGGATGCGAGAAAGGTTGTCGCACTTACGAGTACAGAACTTCCGAGCTCCCCATCGAAGCTGAGAAGGATAAATCTCGAAAGGAGCGCCACAAAATGCACAGGTTCTTTTGATCTTGGTAACGACGGTGGTACCCTTGGCAGGCATGTTGGTGGTCCAATCACTGATGTGCCGTGCCGACGGGTGTCTCACCACCGCGTCGGCTTTTCGTTGTCTCAATTATACCCCACCGGGATTTCGGTATGAGCTACGTTCTTTCCGAAATCCTAAGGATTTTGAGAGAAGACGCTCTGCTTTCATCAATCCTTGTGGGCGGGATTTACGATCAGCCGCTCTCGCCAACCGATCCGGTGACGGGCGCGGCATGGCAGCCCAATCCGGTGACGGGCGTCAAGCGGCTCAAACCCACAATCGTTCTTCTCGAGCCGCAGGAAGTTGACTCGCCGGTGGGCCGAAATCCCGAACGGCGGCTCGATTCCGACCTGTGGCCGGAATGCTACTTCTACGCGGAACGTGCACAGATGGCCGCGACGTTCGACCCCGCCGACCAGCGGGTGATGGAACTGCTGCACGGTGTGCAGATCGGCAACGCGGACATCGCGGCGACCGGCTACCGGGCCCGGCCGTTGAGAGCGGATGAACTGCCCGGTGATGTCTGGAATACCTTTCGCCGCTACCGCGTCCAAACGGTGCGGCATATCGCAGGAGGCCAGTGACATGGCGAAGCTCAGTGACGCAGTGAAGAAGCAGGTCGAGGAAGCGCTGAAGAACGGCACGCCGTTGCCGTCCGGGGTGAGTGTCAACTTCGGCGATCCGGAACCGTACCAGACCGCCGACGACGAGTCGAAGCCCGCTCCGAAGACCGATCCGAAGAGCACGGGCAAGTAGCGTGGACGCTGTCGCGACAAGCATTCGACGTGTCGAGTTCCTTGGACTGCTTTCACCATATGCCTATCCCGACGTGCAGAAGATGCTCGCCGCCTCGATACGGTCATCTGGCGAGCAACGCAAGCAGGATTTGCGCGAACGGGCCCTGTTGCGGCGGGAATTGACGGACCAGGAACGCAAGCGCCAGATGCAGGGGTTCGCGCGCGTACCAGGCCGGACGCAACTGACGCTCGGACCGGAACATGGTCTCAGCCGTACGTACGTCTTCGGGCCGTTCGTCTTCGAGGTCGAGATGGAGTCGCACGACATCGAGGTGCTGATGCGGATGCATCCGGTACACCGACAGGCGTTTCGCGTATATGACGACATCCTCGTGGTGCGGGTGTGAGCGGTCGTCGCTACAAGCCGCTCCGCTGTCCCGGCAATACGTGGGGGTGGGCGGTCGAGGCGACGGGCATGCTCGAAGTGCGGTGCGCGGATCGGTTCTGTCGCACCGCCGAAGGAGAGGCGGTGATCCACGTCTTCGATCTGGCGACGGGCTCGTTCGTGACCCGCGCCGCACAGGAATCCATACCAGTACAGGCCGCAGGGCCGGAGGAACACGCACATGCCAGGAACACAACCATTTAGCTTGCAGGACGCGGCGGCCTATCCGTACGTCGCAGGCGTCGCCGGATCACTCGTGGACATTGTCGCCGTCAAATCCATCGAACAGAGCGCCAATATCGATACGATCGAGAACCGGGGTGACGATAGCGTGATCGCCTCGGCCGCGACATTCAACTCGCTCGACCTCACGATCATCCTGGGTGCCTATACCCCGGTGTCACTTGCCGCGAGTGCCGGAGGTACCGTCTCCACTGCGGGGACCGGCACGACCGCCGTCACCAAACTGGTACGCAAGAGCGACGACGTCGTGGCTTATTACAAGCTCGTGGGCCAGACCCGCACGAAGGACAGCGATGGCGGCGCGGCCCGGATCACCTATCCCAAAGTGGCGTGGCAGGGCGGACCGGACTTCGGTTTCAAGGACAACGAGTTCGCCGAGTTCAGCGTGAGCGCCAAGGCGATCCCGGCCGACACGACCAAGGAGCTGTACACCTATGAGGCGTACGCAACCTGGACCACGCTCATCTAACGAGTGATTGACCGTTTGCCTTTACTCCAGAGCGCGACGAGCGCAGAGGGGAACCCTTTCATGCCAGTCAAGACCCAGGAGCCACGACAGATCAGCACCGCCAGCGCCTACCGCCAGCGACGCAACGCCGGAACGGAGTGGGAGGCGCCGAGCGGTGCGGTCGTGCGTGTCCGAGATCTCGACATCACCGACCACGCGATCATTGGCACATTCCCGTCCGAACTCCAGCAGATGATCTACAAGTCGATTGCGGCAAGCGCGACGTTGCGCGGCAAGCCCTCCGAAGAGCTGGACGATGAGGCCAACCCGTTCGCCGGTCTGCCCGGTGACGAGGTCCTGAACCGCGAATACGAGATCGGGATCGCGCTGGTGAAGCTCGGCTGGATCGAACCGCAGGTCGTGGACGTGGTCACGAATGAGGACACGCAGATCAGTGTCGATGAGGTCGATTCGCGGGATCGCCGGGAATACATGCTGCGCAGCTTCGGCACGAGTGGCGTGGAGGCGAAGCAGTTTGCCACGTTTCCTGAGCAACCGGCTCGAAGTGTGGGACCTCGACCAGCTCTGTCAGCGGTACGGACAGATGCCGTCCGACCGGATGCGACTTGAGGCGAACGGCTATTCGCCCACGACGGCCTACGATTTCGACCGGGCGGTGATGTCGCTGGCGCGGGTGATCGAGAATCGTCGCGACGAACTGGTGGACAAGGTCGTTTCGATGCCGAAGGCGCCGCCGAAGGGCAGCACGGTGATTCAGGTGCCGAAGTACACGATGTTCCAATTGTTGTTCGACGTCGATGAGGATGCGCCTGGTGACGTGACGTTGCCAGCGTCCGAAGCGTTGTCGCACTTGCCCACGGCGCTGTTGTAGAAAGGGATTGAGCCGGGATAAGTATTGGAAGAGATCGATGCGGGGTCATTCCCGCGTCGAAGGCCTACCTTCAATCGGAAGTGCTTATATGCTTTCGCTGAAAGAGAAGCGTCCGGAGTTGAATGACACCGATATTTGCTTGATTCTTGAGCGGCTTGTTGATCGCGATTGCGTTGGGCGCTTTTTGCGGCGATGTGGCATCGGTCGCCCAGTAACTCATATCAGCTACTGTTGCATTCGGCGTTTGTAATGATATGAAGCCGGTATTCTTGCCGAACTCCATTTGCACTCCATGGATAACGTCCATGTCCCACGTAATGAGCTTGGAACCACCCATGGCCCCTCCCATCATGCCGCGTTTGTAGATGAACACTCGATGCTCTGTGGCAATGATCGCTGAATCCCACAATCCCTGAATCACAATCACGATTGATTCTCCAGGCATCAAGTTGTTTACCGTTTCCAGTATGGCATCTTTATGCAGAATTTTCTGATATGTTTTCGAGAGTGATTCTAGGTATATTTCACGATCGCTTTTTGTCTTCTTCTTGCCGAACAACCCCATACCCGGATCCCTTCGCTCGTCACCGCTGCGATTCGCATCAATGGTATAATTCTCGCAGATCAGTATAAGTCCTCCGTAGCGCGAGATGCGCAGGCGAGGCTCCAGCATCGGAGCTTTTGCATGCACATCTCGCGCTCTTTGGCGCCCCCCACAACCGAATCAAGTAGCAGAGTGCTCCCATTCAGGAATACGGGGTTCCCATTCGCGCTGCAAAGTTTTGTACATGGCACGATCGATAACAACGAGGCGCTCGTCGGGATATTGCATGCGAAACGCATCCATCTTCGCTCTCGCAATCGGCGTCAGGTACCCCTTCACTTCAATCCAATACTTTCCATCGATAAGAAAATCCGGTGTGTAGAACCCAGTAGCGCAGTCGAAGGTTCGCGGTTCGTATTCCCACGTCATATTCATAGCGTTAAGCATTCGAGCGATATTCGCTTCCCATCGACTTCGGAAGTAGTGGTTTCCGATATCGGCGCGCTTCCCCCCTATGCCGTAAAAGCTGAAGCGGGCCCACGCTTGGACTTGCGCGCCCATGCACTTGGCAGAGCAAAACATACGCTCTCTGATCAGTGCGGGGATTCTGCGGTGCAGTTTGCCACACGTCATGCACGGAACCATTATCGCGGTGCGGCGAGCCTCTGCCATAAAAACATCGCGACAATTTGCGGAACAGAATCTGCCGGCACCGTTACCCCACTCCACTGCATGAATGAACACACTAGCCCAGACGATGAACGATTCACCACACTGCTCACAGGTGCATTTTCTGTTTGTGGAAGCCTTTTCCTTGCGAGCACAGATGTTCGAACAGAACCTAATACGAGCTCCGCGAGATTCAGCTTTTCGAATGTCCGCAAGGTATCGGTAGAATGGTGTACCACACAATTCACACGAGAACACCTTACCGGAACGCGAGTATGGGTCAATTGGAGTGGATGGAATAAGAGGAAGCTGAGTAAACTGGGGGGGCATCTTGGCGGTCCTATCGCTAAGGTGTCATGCCGGGGGCTGTTTGCGCAGTGCTCCGGCCTTTTGTGTTCCTCAATTATACCATTTGGTGGCCCTTCCTTAGTACTGGAAGAGCTGCCATGACAGATAGTTTGGGTAGCGCGGAAGGCCGCATCAACCTCGACGCTGCTGGCGCTCTTTCCGCGCTGAATCAGGTCGGGGCGGGCCTGCGCAACCTCGACGCCACGTCCGGCAGTGCGACCGGCCTTCAGGGCTGGGCGACGCGCAACCAGCAATCGATCCGCGCGGTCGGACTCGGCATGGTCGGCTTCGGCACGGCGGTGGTGGGCGGCTTCGGTTTTGCCGTCAAGAGCGCCGCCTCGTTCGAGCAACAGATGAGCGCGGTCCAGTCGGTCTCCGGTGCGACCGGATCGGACATCGGCAAGCTGCGTGAAGAGGCACTCCGGCTCGGCAAGGACACCGCATTCAGCGCGACCGAATCCGCGCAGGCGATGGAGATCATGATCAAGGCGGGCGCCAGCCTCCCTGACGTGCTCAACGGCGCTACCGAGCAAGTCCTTGCACTCGCGAACGCGACCGGGGTAGACGTTCCGCTGGCAGCGGAAACGGCGGCGGCGGCGGTCAACATCTTCGGCGTGGACTACACAACCGCCACGGACCTGATCGCTCAAAGCGCGAACGCGAGTGCGTTGGACGTCAACGACTGGGCGCTGGCGCTGAAGAGTGCCGGTCCGGTGGCAGCGGCGCTCGGGATTCCAATGGAAGACGTCGCGGCCGGGATGGTCATTCTCGGGGACGCCGGAATCAAGGGCGAGGTCGGGGCCACCGCGCTCCGCAACATCATGCTCAACCTGGCCGATACATCGTCCGAGGGATCCGTTGCGCTGGCAGGGGTCGGTGTCTCGGCGTACGACACGAACGGCCAGTTTCGGGGACTCGAGGCGATTACCCACGATCTCGCCGGGACGTGGTCAGGGCTGACGCAGGAACAGAAGCTGAGTCTCGCCCAGCAGGTCGCGGGCAAGGACGGGGCGGCCGCCTTTACCACGATCATGGATGCGCAGTCCAAAGCGGTTGCCAACAACAGTGACGCCTTTGTCGACAGCAAGAAGCGGATGACGGATACCGGCACGGCAGCGGAACAGGCTGCCGTTCGCATGAACAACTTCTCCGGCAAGCTCGAGCAGCTCAAGGGCTCGATCGAAACGGTCGCGATCACGATCGGTTCGCTGCTGCTGCCCGCGCTGACGAAGATCGTCGAAGTCATCACCACCGTGGTCAACGGCTTCCTAAACTTGCCGTCCGGGATTCAGACCGCGATTGCGGCGTTCACCGGTATCGCCGGGGTGCTCGCGCTTGTGGGCGGCGGCTTCCTGTTGCTGTTGCCGAAGATCCTGGCCGTCAGTACTGCCTTGCGCGGAGTCAAGGATGTCGAAACCGGACTGCGCAGCGGTGGGTTGATCTCGTCAATCGCGCCGATGATCCCGGTGCTGCTGGCGGCAGCGGCAGCGGCCGCCATCTTCTACCTCGCCTACAAGACGAACTTCCTCGGGTTCCGCGACTTGATCAATGGTGTTGTCGATAGCGTCAAGAACTTCGTCAGCAACATCAAGAGCGCATTCGACGACCTGACCGGCGGCGGTGAAGGCGTGACCAAACTCGGCAACACCCTTATCCACTTCAAGGAAGCCGGGCTCGGGATGAACCCGGTTGTCGCGATCTTCCATGCCATTGCGACGGCGTTACGGGCAATCAACGGGGACAACACCCCGGCGTTCCTCGTGCGCCTTGCTAACGGGTTTGATGCGGTCGGCAACGTCGTTCAGTCCGTCATCGGCTACGTCCAGCTCTTCGCAAGCGTTTTCGGCACTCTCAGTCAAACGATGAATCCCGTGTCGGCGGCACTCAGCGCGGTTGCTGCCGTGCTGGCCATCCTCAGCCTCCGGTTCCCGGCACTGGCGGGCGTGCTCGGCCCGTTGTCGAGCGCGTTCGCGTTCCTCAGCACTGCTGCCCAGCAATTCGGCGACGCGATCGGGAAGGCGCTCTCGGGCGATTTCTCGGGCGCGCTCAGCTCGCTGCTCGCCGGTTTGGGGAGCGTCGGGTCCGCCTTCAAGAACTTCGGCACGGGGGCAAAGGGAGCGTACGATCTCGCCGGGAAAGCGCTCGACGGGTTGGCGAAGCAGTTTCCAGGTCTCGCCAAGGTCTTCACCGGGCTCGGGCAGACGGCGCGAGGCGCAGGCAATGTGATCAGCGGTGCCTTCCACGCCGTTGGAAGCCTCTTGCAAGGTGATTTCGGCGGCGCGATCGACGGCGTCAAGACGCTCTTCACCGGTCTCGGTCAGTACATCACCGGCATCTTCGGGGCGCTCTTCGGCGTCGTGGGGGCTGCCGCGTCCGGCCTTCGTGGCCTGCTCGGCAGTGCAGTTGACTACCTGCAAGGGAAGTTCAGCGCCTTTAGTGGGACGATCGGCGCGATCGGCGGCATCTTCGACGGGCTTATCGGCATCATCGGCGGACTCGCCAACGCCTTCTCGTCGCTACTTCAGGGTGATGTGTCGGGGTTCTTCTCGGGCTTGGGCGATGCCGCCACGTCCGCGATCGAACTCGTCAAGTCGGGCTTCACATCGCTGCCGACGTTCATCATGGAAGCGTTCCGGGCGATCCCGTGGACGGCACTCTTTGATGGACTGAAGGCGGCGGTCTCGGCAATACCAGGATTGCTGGGCGATCTTGGCGGCGTGGTCATGTCGTGGATTAGTGCAGCCGCAGGTGCGGTGGACTGGTCTGCGCTTGTCAGCGGGGCAGGCGATATTGCCGGAAGCATCATCGGCAAGCTCGGCGATCTGGCCGGTGCTGTTGGGAGATGGATTGCCGATGCGGCGAGTGCTGTGGATTTCACTGGGATCGTAAGCGGTGCGAAGGATATCGCGCTTGAAGTCGTGGCCAAGCTCGGTGACCTCGCAACTGCCGTCGGTACGTGGATCACCAATGCCGCGACTGGAGTAGGGGACAAGTTCTCTACGATTGCCGATGGGGCCAAGGATATCACTGGTGACATCATCACGAAGCTGGGTGCATTCGGCGCGGCTGCCGCTCTGTGGGTTCTCGGTGGCGTCCAGGCCCTCGTTGCGAACCTCGGGAGCATCGCCAGTGCGGTCGTAAGCGCAGCGCCGGAAGTTGTGACGCAGATCGTCAGCAAGTTGGGACAATTCGCTGCCGGGGCTGCCTTATGGGTATTGGGTGGCGTCCAGGCACTTGCCAGCAATCTCGCAAGCATCGCCAGCGCCGCTGTCGGGGCAGCGCCGGAAATCGTAACGCAGATCATCACGAAACTTGGAGAGTTTGCGGGGCCAGCAGCACTCTGGGTTCTTGGTGGTGTTCGATCAATTGCCAGCAATCTCGCCTCGCTTGCATCGGCGGTTGTTGGTGCAGTTCCCGAGGTTGTGACATCTATCTTTACGAAGCTTGGAGAGTTTGCAGGCAAGGCAGCTACATGGGTATTGGGTGGAGTTCAGGCATTGGTCGCCAACCTCGCCTCGTTGCCTTCCGCGATTGTTTCCGCCGTTCCTGAAGTTGTCGGACAGATATTCGTAAAACTTGGAACATTCGCTGCCGGAGCTGCGCTTTGGGTTCTGGGCGGAATACAGGCACTTGTAAGCAATCTTGCAAGTTTGCCGAGCGCGATTGTCTCCGCCGTTCCTGAGGTCGTGACACAGATATTCACCAAGCTTGGAACCTTTGCGGCAGGCGCGGCTCTGTGGGTACTCGGTGGTGTGCAAGCGTTGGTTAGCAACCTTGCTTCTCTCTCTTCGGCGATCGTAGCTGCCGTGCCCGAAGTTGTGGGTCAAATCTTTACGAAGCTCGGAACCTTTGCCGCAGGTGCCGCTCTCTGGGTACTTGGAGGGATTCAGGCGCTTGTGGCCAACCTCGCCAGTCTGCCAAGCGCAATTATAGCTGCCGTTCCGGAAGTGGTTGCATCGATCTTCACAAAGCTAGGCACCTTTGCGGCAGGCGCTGCAATGTGGGTGCTGAGTGGAGTGCAGGCGTTGGTGAGTAACCTCGCAAGTATTTCCGGAGCCGTTCTTGGTGCTGTGCCAGAGGTGGTTACGCAAATCTTCGTCAAGCTAGGAGCATTTGCGGCAGGGGCAGCGCTCTGGGTATTGGGTGGCGTCCAAGCCCTTGTTGCCAACCTCGCATCACTTCCTTCGGCTATCGTCTCCGCAGTTCCTGAGGTGGTTGCTCAAATCTTCACGAAGCTTGGAACGTTTGCGGCGGGCGCTGCCCTCTGGGTCCTTGGAGGTGTGCAGGCGCTTGTCGCCAACTTGGCGTCACTTCCCTCTGCTGTGGTCGGAGCCGTTCCTGACGTGGTTGCGTCGATCATCGCCAAGCTGGGCAGCTTCGCGGCGGCTGCGGCTCGATGGGTATTGACCGGTATACAGGCGCTTGTCGCGAATCTGGCGAGCCTTCCGTCCGCAATTGTTGGTGCAGTTCCGGAGGTCGTCGGAAGGATCATTCAGAAGCTTGGCCAGTTTGGCGCCGCCGCCGCACGATGGGTGCTTGGCGGAGTGCAGGCACTGGCAAGCAATCTTGCGGCTCTTCCGAGCGCGGCAACCGGTGCGGTCAAGGACATATCTGGCGATGTTGCCAAGGGACTCGGCAATATCAAGGATGCGATTAGCACGAAGATCAAAGATGCGGTGCAGGGTGGTGTCGATGCATGGACTGGGGCAATTGGCGCGCTGAAGACGATCTTCAGCGAGGTAGGAGACAGACTTGCCTCGCTCATTGATCTCAGTGCAATCACGACCGCCTTCGATGGCATGAAGGGAATCATTTCAGGTATCGGCGATGCGATCAATGGCGTTATTAGCAAGGCACAGGAAGCATCAAACAAGGGATACAGTCTGCTTCAGAGCGGTGCAGACTTCCTGACCGGCAGTAGTGGGAAGAAGGATGACAAGGGAAATGCGGCACCGGCTCCGGCTATTCCCAATCCCGCGAATATCGCTGACCTCCAGAAGGCGGTCGACAAGCTCTACGGTTCCCTGACCACATTAAACAGCGGACTGAATACGGTCGGGTCGGCAATCAGCGGTCTTGGCGGGTATATAAACGCCTTCGGTATTGCAGTGTCATCGCTTAACGATGGACCACTCACGACACTCAACGCCGGATTTCCTATTGTAGCGGCTACGATCGCGGGGTTCGTCGGCTCCACGCTCGGGCTGATGTCCGGCTGGTCTACAGCGATGACAACCTTCCTGACGACGCTCAACAGCGGACCCTTGACCACACTCAACGCCGGATTCCCGATTGTCAGCACCACGATTGCCACGTTCGTGGGAGCGACACTGACTTCGATGTCGGGTTGGTCCACGGGTGTCACGACGTTCCTTACCACCGTCACGACCGGACTGACCACGTTCTCAACCGCCGTGACGACCATGAGCGTGACCGTCGGAGCAACGCTCACCGCGTTGGCGACCGGCTTCATCATGACTGGCACCCTGCTTACCGCTGCATTCACGGCGTGGGCACTTGGATTAACGACGTTCACAATGGCAGTCACCCTAATGGCGACAACCGTGGGAATATCGCTGACTGCGCTCGCGACGGGTTTCATTATGACCGGCGTTCTGCTGACCGCTGCGTTCCTGGCGTGGGGTCTGGGAATGACCGCATTCGAGCTGGCCGTGACGACCATGAGCATCAACGTGGGCGTTGCTCTTACCGGACTCGCTACGGGTTTCATCATGACGGGAACGCTCATCACCACCGCACTCACGGCGTGGGCGCTCGGTCTGGTGACGTTCGACCTCGCAGTCTCCACGATGAGTATCAACGTGGGCGTCTCCCTGACCGGACTGGCAACCGGATTCATCACGACCGGAACCCTTGTGGCGAGCGCGACGGTGGCGATGAGTTCGTCAGTGATTGCGATGACGGCAACCGTTGCGTCGGCCCTGATTGTTGTTGCGGCCAGCGCGACGAGCGGAATGGCGACCTTTACCAATGCAATCAGGACCGGAGCGTCGAGCGCGGCTAGTGCAATGTCTTCGTCGATTATCTCGATGACAGCAACCGTTGCGTCGGCAATGATTGTCGTAGGGGCGAGCGGCGCGAGTGGGATGAATACATTCAGGTCGGCAGTCACATCGGGAGCACAGCAGGCATCAAGTGCGTTCCAGAGCGCCTGTTCTTCGATCAGCAGTGCGGCGTCGAGCATGGCGTCTCAGGTCGGAAGTGCGGCCAGCAACGCCGGAAACCAACTCGCATCAGGTCTTGGAAATGGTGCGAGGAATGCAGCGGGACAAGTGCAGAGCGCGCTCGGGGCAATCCCGGGGATCGTCAGTTCCATCGGCGCCAGTGCCGCGGGTGCCGCCTACAGCGCCGGAGCGAATATCAGCAGTAGCTTCGCCTCCGGAATGTACTCGGCACTCGGGGCAATCCAGGCAGCAGCGGGGGCGATGGTCGCGGCGGCGGATGCTGCGATCCGGGCCAAAGCCAGAATCGCGTCCCCCTCGAAGCTCTTTGGCAAGCTCGGACGCTTCACGGGTCAAGGCTTCGAGATGGGCATCCGGGACATGATCCCGGCCGTCGCCCGTGCCAGTGCCGCCCTGGTTGCGGTCCCGACCGGCTACGGGTTCGGCGCGGTCAGCCCGGCAGCCGCGCTCTGGGCCAATGCGCCAGCATCCTCCGGAACATCCTCGACCGTCAATTACTACACCACGAACCAGATCACCCAGCAACCAGGTGAAGACGGGGAGCAACTGGCGCGCCGGATCGTCCAGGTGATGCATCAGGATTACGTCGATGTCAACGGGATGGGTAGGTAATGACGACCATTGGCCGCAAGCCGGCAGGGAACGATATCGGCTATGGCGAGATGCTGCCGAACCACGCACGGGGAAGTGTCTTCGGCAATATTGCTCAGAACGGCTGGCTGACAAGCTTTGGCGGGCGGCTGGGGCGCAATACGGGCACGTCGTCTACCGCCCAGTTCGCGGTCTCCGGGTTTCGGAACAACCTGATGGGCGATCTCCTCGGCGTCTCCGGCACGTTCACCGTCTCCATACCGATGATCGACAACGCCTCAGGCTCTGATTACACGAGCAAGGCAACCGTGCCGGTCATGATCGGTCCCGGCGCGCCGTACGGGGACGGTTCGTACGTCGCGCTCGGCGTGCGTGCCTCCGGTGCCAGTATCGCGCATGGCCAAGACGGCTCTGGCTGGATGATGTACGAAGACACATCCATTACGGGGTTTGCGGATACGTGGACACCGGACAATAACCGGCCCGAAGGGAAGATGTCGCTGTGGGCGGAGATCACGACCAACCGGCCCCCGGACAAACCGACCGGACTCTCACCGGTCGCCAACGGGCGCGTGGCGACCTCGACGCCAACGCTCGCCTGCGACTTCCGCGATCCCGATGAAGTGCTTCCCGGATTCACGCTCGGGCAGGCCGACAAGGTCAAGAAGTACCTGTTCGAGATCTGGAACACGGCAAAAACGAGCCGTCTCGCGACCTCGAATATCACCACCGCCACGACCGGGCAGCAGACGGCCCGCCGTGTGTCATGGACGTGCCCCACGTCACTCTCCCCCGGTTCCTACGTGGCGCGGGCGACCGTCTACGATCAGTTCGATACCCCGTCGCCGGTCGCCGAATGGAACTTCGCGGTCAGCGCGGGCGGGACCACGATCCCGTCATTCGCGGCGGGTGTGGTGGCCGGGATCGGCAACGACAGGTACGCCGTCACCAACAGCACGACACCAGGCGCGAGCGTCCTCTGGCAGAGCCAGGACGGTCTTGCGATGCAGGGCTTGAACGTTCGCATCCTTGACCCGGCAGGCGCGGCCATCGTCGCGCTTGGCGGCAATCCGACGCCGCTGCGTGGAGAGCGGTATATCGCAAAATCCGTTGCCAATGGCGGCACCACGGCATTCACCTTCGCCGAGTGGGCGGCGGCAGGCGGCGGGTTTGCTCCCCTGCCAGAGGGCACGGTCTGCCGGATCGAGACGCAGGGTCTCGATATCAACGGCATCCTGTCCCCGTGGGCGGCGACGGATTTCATCACGGTCAATGCGATGCCGGACGCGCCGACATCGTTAACCCCTGCCGCTGGCACCTCGTTCGCGAACTTCCCGGTGCTCTCGGCGCTGATCACCGATGCGACCAACGACACGAGCACGCTGAGCTCAACCTTCCGCGTCCGGCTCGCCTCGGACTCGGGGAACGGTGTTTCGGTTTCCGGCTCCTACAACAGCGCCACCGGTCGGCACGAGGTCGCGGCCTCGGCGACGCTCTTCCCCTCCGGCGTGGGGGCGTACCAGTGGTCGGTTGCGGCAACTGACGCATGGGGCAAGGCGGGCGCGTTCTCGGCGTGGACCGCGATCAATTACGTCACGGCGCCAACGATCGTGATCACCTCGCCCACGGCGGAGCAGGCATATGCCATCGGCACTCCCACGTTCACGTGGACGGTGGACCGTACGCAGACCTCGAAGCTGATCGTCGTGACGGAGGTGGACGCGGGCGGCAACGTGACCGGTGACGGGCAGGTCCGGCACGACACGTACGGAAGCGCGATCACGAACATCGGAACGCCAGCGGCACAACTCCACAACGGACGCCGCTACCGGCTCGATCTGACGCTCACCACGTCGGACGGCCTGATCACGACGGTCAGCCGCACATTCTCCATCGCCTATCCGGCACCCTCCGCGCTCACCACGATCGCTGCCAGCACGTTGGCGGGACCATTCGAGCACGCCACCGATCCGTCCGAGTGGAGCCGGATCAGCGTCACCTGGGACGCGGCCACCGTCGCGCAGGTCGCGGACGTCGACTTCGGCGGCTACGTGCTGCGGCGGGTCAACCTCGAGACGCAGCAATCGATTGTCCTGGCGCACACCCTGACACGGGATGCCCGGCTCTTCATCGACCGGACGGCCCTCTCTGGAGTGGCTTACGAATACCGGGCGACCTATCTCAAGCGGGTCAACACCTTCGATATGGTCGAGAGTGTGCCCGCCGTCGCGCAATCGAGCGTCACGCTCAAGCACAGCACGATCGTGACGATGGACGACGACGACCTCGGCTGCCCGCTGCGGTACTGGACGGACCGGTCCCTGGAATGGGTCAACGACGTGGAGGTGATCGCGACATGGGGAAGCAAACCAGTGATTTTCTCCGGGAATGCGGATAGCAGCGTTCTGAGCGGGTCGTTCGCCGTGATGGACGATCCGAACGGCACCTACACGGCGCGAGACGTGATCGCGACGGTCCGCCAGATTGCGCGGCCACGGATCGGCGATGACGGCTACCCGCTGCCGAGGGTCGTGCTCTATCGCGATCCAAAGCGGAGGTTGTTCTATGTCGTGCTCACGAGCGGCGGCGAGAGCGACGAACACAGCAGCAAGCTCGGCAAGATGGACCTGACGTTTACGGAAATAGACCAACAGCAGGGAGTTGACCCATGGACCAGCTAGCGCAGCCGTACAAGGTGGCGACATCGATCGTGACCTATGGCGGTGACTGGACCGCCGAACAGATCGACGCCGGTGAGGCGGGCGATCCAAGCGGCATCGAGACCGATTCGGCATGGTGGGAACCGGGATCGGACGGCCCGATCGAAGTCACGGACCCGGCGCGGATTGCCGCGCTGGACGCATTAATCAGCACAGAAGGGTAACGACATGCCAGGAACAAATGCGTATCGGGATTGGCTCGCACTCGCCACGACAGGCGGCGCGGTGACGTTCTTCAACAATGCCAACGCCTACATCGGCGTCGGCATCAGCAGCGCGGCCTTCGCGGCCACGCAGACCGATTTACAGGGCGCAACCAAGACGCGCAAGGCGATGGACGCGACCTACCCGCAGGTGTCCGGAAACGTGATGACGTTTCGCTCGACATTCGGAACGTCGGACGCGAACCACGTGTGGGCCGAGTTCGGCGTCCACAACGCTTCTACGGTGGGCACGATGATGAACAGAACGGTTGCCGATAACGGAACGAAAGCCGCTACAGAAACGAAAGTTTTCACAATAACTGTGACTATGGGAATCAGCTAAGTCGTGGCGACTCGCTATTATTTTCCGAGTTCCGGGGCGGCTGCCGTCAGCCCCGCGATCAGCGCCGAATGGGATATCCAGACCGGCGTTGATCGGCTTGCGCTCGTCACGACGCGCATCAGCTCGGCGATGGCGGACAAGACGACCGCAAAGGGGGCGAGCAACCAAACCGGGCAGGACGTGATCTGGCGACAGTACGTCTCCGACCCGATTGGCGCACAGACGATCAGCGGAACGGTCAAGGGCCAGATCCGTGCGCGGGAAAACGCCAGCGCCGCGAACTACCGCATGCAGGTGCTGGTCAGTGTCGTGAGTGGAGACGGTGCAACCCTTCGCGGCGTGGCCTATGCCGGAGACCCGGAGTCGATAACAACCAGCCCCACGTCCGAGTTCCCGTTGTCGTCTGTCGCCAATATCGGGACCAGTCGCCAGGCTCCGCGAGGCGCAAGCCAGACCCTCACAGATGTCACGGCAAGCAGCGGTGACCGGATCGTGATCGAAGTCGGCTATCGGATCAACGCCACCGTGACGACCGCTTCGACCGGCACCGGTATCTTCGGCGATAACAACGCCAGCGACCTCCCGGAAGATGAGACCACCACCACTGCGCTCAACCCGTGGATCGAGTTCAGTAACACGATCGCACCGGTATCGACCGGCCCGATCACCGTCTCCGGCAGCGATAGCGTCACGGCGTCCACCTCGGAAGCGGGCGCGCTCTCCGCCACCCTGACCGGAACCGACAGCTCTACGGTCAGTCTCACCGAATCCGGCAGTGTCACGAGCCTTGCGACGATCGCCGGGTCTGACACGCTCACGACCAGCACCACCGAACAAGCGGGCATTGCCGGGACCGTGAGTGGGGCGGATGCGGTCATGGTGGACGCAGCAGCGTTGGCGTCGAGTTCGACTGCCCTTGCCGGGTCCGACACGATGACGGTCTCCACAGTTGCCCTGCCGACCGCCACTGCGACGCTCTCCGGAGCGGATAGTCCAACCGTCAGCGCAACCGCCGTCAGCGACGTGAGCACGATCACGACCGCTTCGTCCAGTGACACCGTGACCGTCAGTACCACTGAAACGGCACTCGTGGCGGTGGGGCTCACGAGTGCCGATACCGTCACGGTCGGCACGTCGGAGACTTCAACCGCCAGCGCCACGCTCACGGCAGCCGATGCGCCGACGGTATCGACAACCGCCCAACCGGCGATCGCCGCGAGTCTACAGGGCTACGACGCCGCGACGGTGAGCACGGCGGCAACCAGTGGAATGGGTGTTGCCGACAATCCCACCGTCTCCCTGACGGAGACGCGCAGCATCGCCGCGACGCTCTCCCAGTCGCAGACGCTCACGATCACGCTGGTGGAGACGCCGGGCGTTGCAACCACGATCCCGGCAACCGACAGCGCGACGGTCAGCCTCAGCGCAACGGGCAGCGTGCAGACGATCACGCTGCCGAACGTGCCACGCGTCACCAACGTCCTCAACCGGAGTGGCGCCTACGCGGTGCAGATCGTGCTCTGGCGTGCCGACCGCTATGGCAACCGAAGCGAGCGAGTGCCGGTCTCGATCCCGATCCAGGGCGCACTCGACTACAACGAGGATCGCGACGTCAAGCGCAAGCTGTCACTGACGGTCAACAGCCCGCACTATTTCACGCCGTTCTCGGATTTCGTGATTCCCGAGATCACGCTCACCGATGCGTCCGGCACCCGCACGACGCGTCAGATGGGGCACTACCTCGTGACGCCGCCGAATACGTCCCTGACGCCGGGGCGCTTCAGCGGGTCGCTGGAAGCGCAGGACGTGACGTTCCTGCTGCAACGAGACACGCTCCCGTTCGCCCTCAACTTCTTTACCGGCCTCGACCCGGGGGCGGGCGCGCGCCGCGTCGCGATTGACGGCGGGTTCGCCCCCTCCCAGCTCGTCTTGCCGGACACGGGATTCAATCTCACGACGGCCATGCATTTCGACGCGGGGACGAGCCGCCTCAAGGTGATCAACGACCTCTACAACGCGGCGAACTGGTACGCGGTGTGGATGGACGGCGACGGTCTGATTCGCACGACGCCCTACCAGAACCTGCAAACGGCGAGCCCGAAACAGACCTATTCGACGCAGGGCGACAACGTGCAGCTGATCCCGCCGATCGGCGAACAGCCCGATTGGTCGCGCCTGCGCAACCGGGTCACGGTGCGCAGCATCTCGCCCAGCAAGCCGACGATCTTCGGCATGGCGGAGATCGTCAATCCGAACCATCCCCTGCACCGCGACCGGATCGGGATGGTGCTGGCGGACACGATCGAGGATTCGCAGGTCACGAGCAATGCGGACGCGGACGCGAAGGCGGCCCTGCTGTTGAGTACCAGCGCGAGCTATTACCGCAAGCTGGCGATCGAGACCGTGATCGATCTCGATGCCGGTGCCCACGACATCATCGGCCTCGACGTCCGGCACCGCGAGGTGACCTACGACGGCACCTGGTTCCGGCGCGCGTGGACGATGCAGCTCAAGGGCGTCACCGCCCGCACGTCCTCGGAAGTTTTTCGCATTGAGGCATATCTGTGATGGACACCAAGGAACGACCGGTCACGGTGCCGCAGGGGTTGACGACGGGCCTCTGGTCGCAACTCGCGCGAGACATGAAGCGATCGGTCGCGGGCATCGTGGACCGTCGCCAGGTGGTCGACATCGACGATGCCGGGATGGTCCGGGTGACGTCGCCCGACCCGTCCGATCCGGTCGCGCACGCGGTCGCGCGGCTGCGGAACCTGCGGATGCAGGCGGGCGATGACGTGCTCACCCTCCGCCTCGGCGGTGGCGAGCTGATCGTGGGCGTCATCCCGCAGCCGGGGCAGGCCGACGATCCGTTACCGGCGACCGCGCTGGATGTGGATGCGCTGAGGAGCGGAACGATCGTCCGTGTGCTCGGGGCGGACCTCGGCACGTCCTCGAACACCGTCATGAGCACGATCGACGCGTTCACCTTCACGGTCCCGGCCGGCGAGCAATGGACGGTCGATTACACGCTCGGCATCGGTGCGATTACCGCGGCGAACGGGATCCGGCTGGGAATGGTGACGCCGGTCTCCTGCTCGACGCTTCAGGTCTACAGCGGGCCCGGGACCGACAACGCGAGCACCGTGTCCGGCGTCGTCAAGCTCTCCGATGCCCGGCAGTGCGGGACGATCTTCTACACGGGCGGCGGCACGACGGGATCGGCGCGGGTGACGGCCAGCGTGCGCGGCTCGACGGCGATGGGGACGGTCCGCATGCAGTTCGTCTCTCCCACGAGCGGACAGCAGGTGTCTGTCTACGCGGGGTCGATGATGGTTGCGAGACGAGTGAGATGAAAGGAATACGCGATGGGCATCTACATCAGCGACGTGCTCGTGCGCGGGGCTCCGTACCGCAGAAAGGAGGGCGACCCTGATGAGTCACGCTGCCTTGTCTCGCAACTCTCGTTCTTGATTGCGATGGAGCTTCATGTGAGCCGATTGGGACATAACCTGAAGGTTGGAAGGGTCATTGTTCAGACGATTGCCGTCTTTGTGGTGAACAATTTCACGATCATTCAGCATGCGACCCAGCATTGCTGCGGCGACCAGTCGATGCTCAGAAACGTATCCCTCCGAGTCACACGATGGATGTTGAGGAAGCCAAATATGGCGATATCCACGATGGCATATCTCAACCGTCACGCCCTCTATTCGCCGAAGAGGAGTCCCCTTTCGTGCCTTCCTGTAGCACTTCATGGAGCAATACTTCACGCTGCCGATTCGATACGGCTTTGCTCTGAACGATTTTCCGCATTGCTGGCAAAGCATGTTGTCGAAGGTTCGCCGTCCGTACTGCCCTTGAATAGAACAGGATTTGGAACAATACAATTTCCTCCCTGTTTTTATTTGGGAAGGAGTTCTGCGGAAAGAGACTCCACAAGTTTTGCACATGGAGTTTGGAGTATTCTTGGTGAGCATCTTGGGGGCCTCCTTACAGGCTTCTGGGGTGCCACGACCTGGGCAGTTAGCGCTGCGCCGGGTCACTTTGCGTCCCCACAAGTATACCAAAATCCCCGCCAAATCAACAGTTTTGGATATCAACAGTCCTGGATGCCAAAAACGAAAGGGCACGGAGATGAAAACATATCTACACCCCAACCTCATCAGGGGTGCTCCCTATCGCCGAAGTGGGGAGAATAATTTTGCCACCCGAATACCTGGCGATCGGCGGACTCTTCACGCTCTTGTCCTCGTTCACGACCGCCGTGATTCTCTACTTGCGGGCAGAGATCAAGGATTTGAAGACGGAAAACGACAAGCTGGAGATCAAGCTCGACGAATCCAACAAGGCGTCCCGCGACCTGATCGCGTTGCAGGCAAGCCTGCTCCGCGCGCAGGGCGTGCAGATCGTGCCGGGAGGTCCGCAATGAGCTTCATGAGGTGGATCACCGGGCGCCTGATACCTGACCGCCAAAGCCCGCACGTCCGGGACGCGATCCGGGAATCCGAGGAGCTATTGGTCGTCAAGCGGCGGCTGATCACGTTCACCAACGATCTCGATGCCGGGCGGATCGGCGAGGACCAGAAAGTCTTGCACCTGCGCCCCAACGTCCTCGAACGGGCCTACCTTACCAACCGTCCGTCACGTCAGGAGGGCGACCGTGATACCTGAACGCATGTTCGCGCTCTTCGCCGTCTGGTCGCTGTTCCTCAGTTCGGTGACGCAGGCGATCATCCATCTCACGACGTGGTGGATACTGCGTCGCCAACGAAACGAGGCGCGGCTGGGGGTCGAGCTGACCCGGGGTGAATTCTGGCTCGGCGTCAAGAGCAGCGTCCGGGCGGTCTTCGACCTCCTGCTCGCCGTGATCGTGACGTGGGACATCTATATCTTCAACGGTACCGAACGCATCGCCCTGTATGTCGCCGTGGGCCTCGTGACGTATATCACGACCTATCACCGCCTGCGGTTCCTGTCGGAAATCCGGCGTGAAAGCTGGGGAGGGAACGAAGACGTGAACGAACGCCAGGATATTCGGGAAAAAGAACAGAACGAACGCGAAACGTTTCAGGGCGAACAGGCAATCCGGATCGCGCGACGGCAAATAGCACGGGAAGACACGCTCGATGCGCGTGAGGGAATAGCTGACACCCGGCAGGAGATCGCGGATACACGCGAAGCGGTAGCCGATACGCGTGAAGCGGTAGCCGATGTCCGGCAGGCAGCCCAGGACACACGCGACACGGACAGGGAGGAATCGCCATGACCGGACTTGTGAAGCTACGCAGCGTGCCGGAAGAGTTTCCTGCATATCGGTACCGTTCCACGGTGAGCCGGATCACGGACGGGGACACCGTCCGGGTGGTCTGTGACCTCGGAATGCGCATCAGCCGCGAGATTAACTTGCGAATCGCGGACATCAACGCGCCGGAGGTGTTCGGCGCCCACGGAACGCCGGAGGGGCAGACGGCGAAGGCGGCGCTCGCGGCCCTGCTGCCGGTCGGCAGCACGCTCTACGTGGCCACGAGAAAAGACGCCAAAAGCTTCGACCGGTACGTCGCCGATCTCTATATCGAAGGCGACGACGGCACCCTGCGGGACGTGGGGCAGGCAATGATCGACCTGGGCCAAGCGGATTATGTTGGCAATGAGGGAGGAAAGGGATGACCGGAATTCCGATACGCGGAACAGCGAAAGGATCGGCAGGTGCAGCATTCACGATCGCCAAGCGACGCGGGGCACAGCGCCTCGACTTCCTGCTCCCCTACCTCACCGAACTCTATGCATTCGCTCCGAAATACGGGCTCGACAGCGACGTGCTCGTGGGGCAGGCGGATCTGGAAACAGGTGCGTTCACGTCGGGGTTCTACGTCAACGACGGGAACGTTGCCGGCTTCGGCGTGCCGTCCAAGGGACCGCCACAGGGGCTGAAATACACCGCGACAGGGGCCGCCAGAGCCCAGGTCATTCATTGGTGCGCCTACCTCGGCGTTGATGTTTCAGAGGCCGATCAAAAGCTCGACCCGCGCTGGAATGCCGTGTTCGAGGCATCACTGGAAGACACCGTATCAACGACCGCCGATATGGGCAACGGCACATGGGCTGAAGACCCCGATTACCCCCGGTTACTCATCGAACGCTATACCGCCTATTGGGGTGAATACACGGATGCAAGTTCCGTGCCAACCCCGTCAAAGGAGACACCTGTGAGCACAACACTGACCTATGGCAGGGTTCCGTTTCCCGGATTCGTGGACCGCAAGGCCGCCACGGCGAACAAGCCGGAAGGGATCGGCTGGGATAATCTCGGACGCCGGACGCCGATGTTCGTGGTGCTGCATCGCATGCTCGGAACCCTCAACAGTACCGACAGCTATTTCCCGCAGGCATCCACGCAGGCCCTGACCGACTTCGGACTCGGCACGAGCAACGTCGATGGCCAGGCATCCGATGGGAAGATTATCCAATGGAACGATCCGCGAGGCTATCGCGCCGGCTGGTCATCCGGTCCCGTCAGCGCCCCGTATGGCGACGCACTCAAATGGATCCAGTGGTCAGGCAACAAGTGGGGCGTCTCGATCTGCAACGTGTGTGGTGTCTCCATCGAACACAGCGGTCAGTACAACGATGCGGTCTCCGACTTCGCATTCGGCGAAGACGCGAAGTTCCTTGCCTACTGGTTCGATCAATTCAAGATCGCCTGGGACAAGGCGCCGATCCATCCCGTGACCGGAATCAGTGCCGTGACCTGGCACCAGGAGTGGACGATCGGGACCGGCAAGATCTGCCCCGGCCCGTGGCTGATGGAAAACACCGACCGATTGATTGCAGCGGCGGCGGCCATCATGAAAACCTACCAGCTCGGCGGCGGCGATGTGGTCACCCCTCCGGGAGTTTCTCCCGTGGTGACACCCCCGGCTCCGCAGTACGCCAAGCCACAAGCAATCCCTGAACTCGTGAATTTCTCGGTGAAGGACGCGGACACAGCCAACGCGACCGTAGATACGAGTATTGGCACGGCAACATGGGTCAACGACACGGTCAAGGCAATCCGGGATACCAAGCGGTATCAGAAGGTAGACCTCAAGGATGAGGTTGGCCCGGTCCTGAAGAAGGATGACACGGCGCATGTGCTCTTCCTGATCCAGTGCAAGGACGGCACGGAGGTCTATTACTCGGACTGGTACACCATCTTCAAGGCCGCCGATTTCAAGCGCGTCAAGGACTAACGAACGCAACCGGCCCTTTCCGTTCATAGCGCAGGGTGCAATGAACGTTTCCCTGCATAGCGTTTCCCAAGGAGCACCGTCATGGACAAGGAAGCTGCCGTCATCACCACCGCCGTCACCGGATTCATCGCCGCCGTGATCGGCTTGCTCGTGGCGTTCAACATCAACGTCACGCCCGACCAGAAGAACGCGATCATCGCGACCGTCATCGCCTTCTCGGTGCTGATCGTTGCCGTGGGACCGGTCATCAGGAATTACGTGTATTCCAAGAACAGTGTGCAGAGCGCAGTCGATACTGCCGCAACTACCGGAAAGGCTCCGAATATCACATAAATACCCATAGAATCAACGATTCTGCTATAATTATGAGAACGAAACGCAAGCGGCGGAAGGTGTTATCAGCACCTCCCGCCATGACACCGAAGGAGTAACTTCGATGCGTCCCCATAATACACTCAGCAGAGTTTGTCCTCAATGTGGCGGTCCAAAAGGTAAGCAATCTGCGATGTGCGTCGACTGTCGCCGACCCACGAGGATGCGGACGCCGTGCTGCGGCTGGCCGGCGTGTCGGTCTAGGCGCGGCCAAGTCGAGCTGTCTGATTGCATTTATTCCGGTTTCTTGTCGTGGCGTCGTTCCGTGAACTCCTGCATCTCCCGAACGCGCTTGATGGCCTCCGCATTCCCGGAGAGGTATTCGAGAACATCATCCGGAACGCGCTGGGCGGCGGCAAACACCTCGTAATCGGAGACATGGAGCGCATCGGCGAGCTTGCGAATCGTGTCGCTGTTCGTGGGAATCGCGCTCCCGTTTTCGATGTTCGAGATGTAATTCGCCGATACTCCCGTTTCCCTGCCGAGTTGGGCTTGCGTAAGGCCAGAACGTTGCCGCTCTTCCCGGACCAGTTGGCCGATCGATGTCCGCTCGCGTTCGATTGAGGCGGTGAACCGCGCCTTGTCGAGGGTGTTCGTTGATCTCAGCGTGAGCACGACCTCGCTGAGAGCGACGAATCCGCGCGTCATGATCTGGTCGTTGTCGAGGATGCGGAATGTGACCGTGGAATTGTTCCAGCTCATGATCTCGGTGGAGAGCAGCCTTCCGCTTTTCACCTTGATCGTGGTGACACGCTGTTCGCGATAGGCCTGGCCGAGAAGCCCTTCCAGTTTCTCAGTCGATTCGTCCGATACCCACGTCGGCACATGGGCCGGATCGAAGTCGAGCCCCGTCATGATGCCACCTCAACCGCGCATGTTTCGCCAGGAACGAGCAACGAGAGGTCTTCGAGCACGTCGCGGACCGGAGTCAGAACGCGCTTTCCATCAACGTACAACGCTCCGGTGGTCCATGCCGTCTCGCGTTGTTCGCGTTCGCGTTCGTCGATCATCTGCGAATACGACATGCGCTTGTCGGTGGTCTCCGGGAATGGATCGCCATGTGATGTCCCGGTATACGGATGGTCGGTGACGTGCATCCATGTGTAGGCGAGATTCCGCGACTTCCGGCTGATCGTTGTAGTGGTCATGATGGTCCTTTCCGGGTTGAACGTGGGGAGCGGATCGTGGCTCCCCTGATGAACGATTAGGCTGGAACTTCATCGCCGGGGTAATGGCACATGGCCCACGCGACACTTGCGGCACGGTAGGCCTCTGATGCCGCTCGCAGGGGCGCTTTCGTGGCATTCATCGCCTGGCGGGCTTCGGCGTGAAGGTCCCAGGCTCCCTCGATTTTGACCACCTGTAGCAGGTGGCGGATCGCGGCCTCGCGCACTTTGAGGGCTTCGTTTACCGCGTCATTGGCGGCGATCAGTACACCTTCCGTCTCGTCCCTCGTGGTCTGGGTGTTCATTATCGTCATCTCCCTCGGTGATTGTGGCCGGGATCGCTTCCCGTTCCTGATGTAATTAATATACACCACACTGGTGTTATGTGTCAATACCTTTACCAACCAGTCTTGCCGCACCTGTTACCGCCGTCCCAATTCGATCTATGGGTCAGTCAAGAGGCGCATCGGGTTCCCGGCGGCCGGTGGTGGCTTTTTTCGCAGCAGGGGCTCGCTGCCCATCGCGCGCATTGATGCGCGATCCCAGCCGCATCGGCAACCCCCTCGGGCGGCTTGAACCGCGAGGGATATTCGCTCGTCCGATCTCGCCCTGGTTGCGCGCGATGGCCGCCGCGCGCTGTTTCGCCGCCGCCGCCGGTCCCAGCAGCGAGCACGTCCGGGGAAGGTCGAACCGCTCCTTGTAGCGATCGGCGTCGAGACCATGCGTCCGGATATGCGTCACGAGCGATCCGTAGAACGTTCCACAAACGTGGCACTGGATGCGCTCATCGTCGGTGACGATCTCGCCGTACGGTGGCAAGGCGGGGTCTCGCTGCGGTCTCGGTTGCGGGCTGGGTCGATGCTCGACGTGGTAGCGCTGCTGATATTCCTTGTTCCGGGCAGACCTGGCGATCCTGGCACATGCCGCGCACCGCGTGTTCGGTCGTCCCGTTGGCTGCCCGCAATCGATGCACGCCGATCGTTTGGCATAGGCGCGCGTCATGATGAATTCATCGCATCATGTATCCCGCACGGGTGGCAGCGTCGCGGATGCCACCCGGCACATCACCGGCATCAACGTCACTGATGTCGCCGGAGCCGTATGCCATGCCGCCAATCACCACGACTGGCAAGCCGTAGGAACTGGCAGAGGACTCCGTCGTGAGCGTGCCGGACCGGGTCCGACCGTCGTGCATGGTCACGGTGACGGGATAGCCCGCGTGCAAGGCGACGGCCGTCAGCGCGGAACTGGCATGGGCTCCGGGCGAGCGATGTCCTCGCTCCCACCCGCTCACTGTGGTCGTGACGGTCCGCAGGTTGGAATCGTGAGCGGTCAAGTGTTCGGCCATCTCCCGCTGAGACCAGCCGTGCCGGTCCCGCAGGGCAACGATCTGGCTAGACGTCCATGTTCTCTTAGTGGATATCAATGCCGTACTCCTGGCGGACATCGGCCGGGAGGTGATCGAGCACATAGATCAACTCACACCGCTCCTCCTCCATGACGCCCGCGAGATCAAGCCCCGCCTCGGTGAACACGTCGTCGAGCGAGATGGTTGGAATGCCGTAATCCGTATCAAAAACTTGGACGTAGGCGGTATGCCGGTGCGCGCCGGTCAACAACTCGCCATCACCGAGTGTGACCAAGGGCGACCCTTGCCAGCCGTTGACTTCCATGCTTGCCACCAGCTCGGCGACACGATTCGCATCAGTGGCTTCGTGGTATCGAATCATTGCGCTTCCCTTTGTGCTGTTGTGTAAGGGCATTCCCCTCATCTCTCTGTATATATTACAACATGTTATATAACAACGTCAAGGGGTTTGGAGCACGAATCTCCTGGTGTTTTGACTTCTTCTATCTTGCTTTTCTCTGCGGCGCAGACGGCCAGTGGGGGTGAGGGTGTCCGGGGCGGCTGCTATCGTCCACCAACCGCCCCGGACGGGCGTCGGCGGGAGGAGTGGCAACAACCGCCCGCCAACGTCGGCATCATCGCACGATCAGGGCCGGAGTGTCGTCTGGGAGGGCTGCTTTACGCATCTCCCGGCCAGCTTCGCGCACGCCCACCGGACGCTGGCCATGCAGTGCGGCGGGTTGCGATGGTGGTCATGGTGTCACCACCTGTTTTCGGCGAAATACCTCGAGATCTGCTATCGGTGCGACGTCCCCCGGGTGATCGTCACCTGTCGTCCACGGCACTTCCACTATCTTGTTGTCCTCTCGCCATTCGTACCGCAGGCCGCTGCCCGTCACCCAATACTTGCGCGTCATCTTTGCGTTGATAACCTCCACAAGCTTGTTGATTCGTGCAGACTGCTCAAGACTCAAATCGTCTGGTTGTGGCGCAATGCCATCAGCCCAACGATCGACAATGTGTGGCGTATATCCAAGGAGCGCAAGCGCGATCTGATACTCCCACCCAGAGCACCATTGACGTATGTAACGCCATACCTTTGCCCACCGCTCGTCGTGGTATTTGCCCAAAGTAATGGGATCGATCATGCTGCGTCTTCCCACTCCCAGATACCGAGATTGCCTTTGGCCGGAACAAGGTCAGGCAACGCCGCAATGTTCTCCATAATCCAGCCGAACCGCCCTTCAGCGTAAAACCCAAGCGATCGCTCGTATTCGGGATATCCGGTAAAGTCGAAATGATTGTCGATGCGAACACAGTCGACGAGCGTCGCGGTCGCGACAATTCCCCCTCTCGGGAGGTCCGCCAGTGCGTGGACGCCACAATGTATGAGGGCTCGGCGTAGGTGAGGCGTGGAATGGACCAGTTCCAGGACCTCGCGGGGTATTGCCTTCGAGGCGTGGATCGCGATAGGTCCGCGGTAGTGTGTCGACCAGGAGCGAGTTTCGATCCGTTTCTCACCAAGGCCGATTAAAGACGCCCATGGCTGGATGATGCTGATGGCCTTCATGCTGCTGCCTCCTCCGCGACGCTGGCGATCCTGACCAGGATGTATCCGCGCTTGGCCGGGTCGTATTCCTGCGTCACGCTGCCAGTGATGAAATGCCTATCATCGATTCCGAGCACGGACGCGATGGCGTCTCTGATCAATTTTGCGGCGCCAATAAAGTTGTCGTCATCCCAAAAATGACGCCGCCTGGACTCCCACCCCACGGTGTAGTCGAGTCGGATCGGATAGGACGGAAACGGATAACACACGTTGGGATCGCCGCCAACCGCTTCGATCGTGGCCATACGCGCCGTGTACCGGAGTTCTGCGGTCAGCTTGTGTTTCGTGCGCCAATGCGCCCGGCCGTTCGGTGAATGCATCAGCGTGACCGTGCCGGGAATGTTGACGATCAACGGCTCATTCATCCCCCGGCCCATCCCATCCCGCGATCCACGCGCCCAGCCGGTGCCGCAGCGCCCACCATGCGTGTTCCAGGCGGCGATGCCAACTGCGTTCGAATGAAATAGCCGCCTCGATCTGACTGATGCTCACATGCGGATACGCGGATGCGATCGCATCCACGTCGTAGCCGAAGTTGCGAGCGTTGGACGTGGGCCATCTCGTTCCAGCGATGATGGGAGCGCCGTTGTAAACGGCCTTGTCGCGGACGATGCGGGTGCTCATGTGCCACCGTCCCTTCTTGCGCTCGACTCCAGGTCATTGACCCGATGTCGCAGGTCGGCAATTTCATTGAACATGTTTGTAAACAGGACGATGAGCAAAAGGAGGGTGACGACTGCGGCAAACATGATGATCCCTTCGCTCATCGTCCGGCCTCTTCAAGCAGATATCGCCACCGCTTCCCGCTCCGAATGTCGGAAACCGTTTGGCGGGAGACGCCGAACCGTAGGCCAACCTCAACTTGTGAGAGCTTGCTCAATTCAGGGTCATTACGAATAGCAAGAACGTCTACTTCGGTGAGGATATGGCACGGATTGTTTTCTCCGGGACGACCTTCTCCTGAATTTCTCCCACGACCCTTCCGGGTCATGTCGGCCATGTTCTCAAGATGTGTCCCTAGAAATAGGTGATCCGGATTGACACAAGACGGGTTGTCACAACGATGACAGACGAACATTCCATCCGGAATCGGGCCGTGGTGGATGGTCCAAGAAAATCGATGTGTTCGGATTATCTTTCCGTACGACCAGACCTGCCCATACCCGTTCCTGCCTTTTGAACCCTTGAATTCCCAGCACTGGTTAGGACCACGTCGGTCAACTAACTTCCAGAATCGTGCTTCAGGTTCGGTAGCTGGGCGATTAGGCGCGTGAAAGTGATTTGCAATGTACTTGGATGGCTCGCCCCGAAGATACCCTCGATGTGGTGCAGAGTTTTGGGCGATCGAGGTTTTCTGGCCGCAACCGCAGTGGCAATACCCGTAGGGGATGTCGGATGAGGTATCCTGAGGATTCATTGGAATTAGACCTTCCAGTGACGCGCTCCGGGTGGGTCCAACCACGCCGGAGCACTCGTATTTCGTTACTTTGATTATATCATAAATCGTTGGATTCATAGGGTTTTTCGTCCTTCAATCTCTCTGGCCGCGAGTGCGGCCTCGATGGCAAACTTCGCATCGGTCCAGTGCAGGCCCTTCTTCGCGTCTGTTGTCAGCTTGTCGAAGAATGCACCCAGCATCTTCTCCGTCACCTTGATCGTGCCCGCATTCGGGCGCTCGCGGGATTCGAGGGATTCGATTCTTTCGCGGATGTCACTGAAATCTCCGATGAGCGGATGTACGAAGTACCCAAGTAATTTGTCTATACCCTCCACGTCCCGCCGCAACGCCGCCACTTCTTCACGATTGATATCGTCTCGTGCCTCCATGTACGCAAGACGATAGAGAACTCCCTTGAATGAATTGTCCGACTGCATCTCCTTGTGATCATCCTCAAGCGTCCCGGTGATCGTGAAGTCGAACAGGTCATCCTCCCCCGTCTCCCCGGCATCCTCGCGTTCCATCTCTTCGATCTCCCGTTCGGAGTAATCTTCGCGGCTGTACCGAGACATCGTCTTTTCCCCCGTCTCCCCGGCATCCGCGACGGCGGGCGGGGCTATGTCGGAAGCAGCGGTGATCGGTCCACACAGCGGACCATAGTAGTCGATATGCCCATAATTTCTCGCGACGGCGGGCGGGGTGGCTTGCCGAGCAATCGACATCAGTTCATCGCCAAAGCCCTCATCGTTCGTGCAGTAGATGCCGGTATACCGCTTGACCGCACGAAGCAACGTGTCACGCACGGTCTTCACGTCCTCCCCCACGGGCGCGACGGCGGGCGGGGTGTCTTCATCATCGTCCTCGTCTTCGGTGGGCAGGTAGGTTCGGATCGCATCAGCGATATCATGTTCGTCCAGGACCCAAGTTGCATCATCGAACGTCCCATCATGGGAGGCGTAGGCTCCGGGATTACATCCGTTCCATCGTCCACGTTGTACAGACACATCCGCAATCATCCGCTCAATCAGGCTCCGTTGAATATCTGCAATGATCGGGTCAAGCTCGTGCCTGACTTTCGCTTCGACTCCGGCAGGGTTCGCATCCCAATCCCCGTACGAGACCCAGCGGTCGTCGATCTTCGCGGATATTTCGGCGTAGTCAGGCGTATTCGTGTGTTCATTCATCAAGAACCTCCGATCAGATACGAACCGACAACCGCCATTCCCCACAAGATGCCGTACCCGGCAACCGCCCCGCAGATCAGCAGGCCGAGGACTTCCAGTGCGATGCGGATCATGACGCTGCGTCCTCCTCGATGCGTGGCCGATCGTTCCTTGGCACATACGCGCACGACGCGTGTCCGATCAGACGCGACTTGGACCGACCCGATTCAGTCGTGCCGGGCCACGAATCGGTGTACGCGTGAATCTTGACTTCGATGAACACGGTTTCATTCATGGTCGCCTTGGGGGCGTTCGTGACCGCCTCTTGCGCCGCTCGCAGCACCTGCCAACCGATTGCTTCCTCGAAATTGAACGCGATCATTGCGTCACCTCTTTCTTCCCTGTCCGTGCGTCCACCAGGCTGATGCCCCGCGGTTTGCGGCCCCGCTTCGGCTTGAGCTGCTGTTTGACCCGTTCGATGGCGTCAGCGGCCGCCTGAGAGCCTTCAGGTAGGCCGCCACGCTCTTTGGTGATCACGCGGTCGGTGTAGAAGCGGATGGGGGTGGTCATGCTGTGGCCCTTCTTGCGTTACGTCGCGATCCATAACCAGCAAAGATTCCCCTCGCTTGTCGATACGCCTGATAGCTGTTCATCTTCTCGGGAGGATTCGCGTTTGCGATATGGATTCCACACACCTTGCACGCGATTCGATCGTGGGTACGTGCATTTGCCCATGAGATGTGCTCGTGAGTACATTCGCCCGGCTTGTCCGCACTGAACCCTATTGCAATCAGTGCCAACTCTTTGGCATCACATCCGGCCTCCGTTGCGATACGAAGAATGATGTCGTGCGAAGGTCGTGATACACGCCCCTTTTCGATATCACAGAGGTAACCTCGGGACATTCCCACCTTGTCTGCCAATGCTCGTTGGGAAAGCCCCGAGGCTTTTCTGGCTTTGATGATGTATGCACTGAGATCGTTGTGTGTGATGCTCATGCTGCTCTCCGTTTCATGATGCGCTCGGACTCGTGGAGCTCGTTGATGTCGCGCTGCGAGAACGTGCCGCGCGGGGTCACCCGCAGCCCCTGCTGGGTGTCGAGGTGCCTGCCAAGCGCCTCCAATCCCCGCCGGCGGGGATCGGTCTTCGGGGTGAGCAATAAGGCGATGAAGCGCGAATACCCGGAGGACGGGCGGCCTTCGCAGAGGATCGTCCCGACGTTGGCGGCGGCTTCCCACGGGAGCTTGCCGGCTTGCCAATCTTGAGCCGCGTCTAAGACATCATTTACATCCAGTTGCTCGTCGGGGGTGAGGGCGCGCTTGCCGTTCTCGGGCAGGAAGGTGGTGGCGTATGCAGCAACCATTAGGCGACACCTTCCAGCGGCAACACGGACTGCCGAAGACGGCGTGCGGCGATCTCGCAGTATTTCTCTTCGCATGCTATAATGTGGCAATGAAAAGAGAAACACTGACGCTTGAATGCGTCCAATGCAACAAGCCTTTTCACCCCGAATACGGGCGTGAAAAAACCTCGAAGTATTGTTCTCGTGACTGCTACCGAGCCGCCAGATGGGGAAGCACACCGGCTAACCACTGTCGGCAATGCGGGGCGGATATCTCGTCTACCGGGAAGAGATCCCAGAAGTTCTGTTCGCTGGAATGTAAATGGGCGTGGCAGAGTGCCAACATTCGAGGAGAGAACCACCCTACGTTCCAAGGCCGCATCACGTATGGACGCAACGGGGGATACTGGGCTTGTCTCACACCTCATCATCCGTTCGCGGACAGTAAGGGATACGTCATGGAGCATCGGCTCGTGATGGAGAAGCACATGGGGCGCTTTCTCACACCCGAGGAGGTTGTGCACCACATTGACGTAGATGGGCACAACAACGCGTTGGAAAACCTGCAAGTGATGACTAAAACAGAGCATGACGCGCTCCATTCACAGGATCGGACAGGGGTTCCTCGAGGGGTAAGACGCTCTGCTGGAGCCGCTTGATCGCGATCTCAACGTAACGTTCCTCGAGCTCGATCCCGATCGCTTTGCGTCCGAGGTCCTTGGCAGCGCGCAGGGTTGTGCCCGATCCCATAAAGGGATCGAGTACAAAATCATTTGCCCTGGTGTGCCAGCCAATAAAAGACCGACACATGGATACAGGCTTGGTTGTTGGATGGTAAATGTTTGGTTCGGGTGCAAATCTGAGGATGTTCGACGTCGCCGCAGCTTCGGGATTCCATGACAACTTTCCTCCTTTGGCGTGAGCAACCATTACCATTTCGTAGTCTCGACGAAATCTCCACCCCAAGCCCGGACCACGGGCGGTCTTGTCCCAAATCAATGCATGGAAAAATGAAAGCCCCTTTCGGTCCAGACGATCTGCAAGCCACGCGAACGTAGGTTCCGGGCCTCCTCCTCCGCAGCAGCAGCAGCAGCACGAATCCTTCTTGAGAAGCGGGATAGACAGTTCTAACGCCTTGTCTACAACTTCTCGCATTGATAAGGCATCATCGTTACGGATGGGCACGGCTTGTCGCTGTCGGGCGCCCTTGACGCCGACTCTAGCTGACTGAAGATCACCATTCTGGTTCGCATGACCATATGGGGGATCAGTCCATAACAGCGTGACCGACTCTGGGACAAGGTCCGGAAGAATTTCCCGGCAATCCCCGTGATAGATCGTGATGCCGGAGTTCTCATCGTGGTAATAAGGGGTTGGCAATGTCATCGCTCATACCTCCCCGTCTCTGCGTTGAAACGGACTGTTCCGTCCTCAATCAGGCTTTTGAGAAGATTTGCGAACGAGCGATGAGCCTTGTTGTGTTCGGATTTGTTTTTGAACAGGTGAAGGTTTTCCTGCTCGTAATACGGCTTCACGATGCGATTTCCTTCATGCTGGAGACGTTTGCCGGCAGGGGTTCCCCGGTCACGATCGTGCCCCGCTGGATGCGGCTCACTGCCGCCGTGAAGAGGCTCCGATAGGCGAATATGAAGTCCAAGCGCATCTTGGACTGCGGTTCCAGGCAGAGGTTCCGCCAGCCGATCGATTCCACGACGCGACCGATCAGGTCGGTGCTGAACTCCGGGTCCGGCGACTCGTGGAACTCACCCCCGTAGAACGTCTGCGTCTTGGTCGCTCCGCAGATCCGGATCTGGCGTTCGACTTCCACCCATGCCGTTTCGGCGATCAGCTCGGCGTTGTTGGCCACCGCGCCGATTTCCTCCCGGATCTCGGCAACACTCGGGAAGAACCTGATCGTCTTGGCGCATCGTTCGAGCGCGGGAAGCACGGCGGCCATCGGCAGGTCCGAGAGTGATCCGACATACGCCTTGATGGTCGACACGGGAACGTCTTGTCTCGGGTGGTGGTCAGCAAGCACCTGGATGGCCTCGCTGAGTACAATCTGGTCATTTGGAGTCATGATCCGCTCACTTTCACGTCGATCACATTCGGATCGTCAGACGGGTTGGGGATCTGGTCTCGGAGTTCTGCGCGGTAGGCATCGAACGACTTTGCGTTGCGTTCGGCGGGAGTTTCGTATCGGCTCTGCCCTTGTCGTGACGATATCTGCGAGACCTTGGATTCTGCTTTCTCCGGCCTGTCCTTCGAGACCCAGGCCGCGAATCCCTGAATCACCTGGGGGATCGATGGCGGATCGGTTCGCCAGTCCTGAGAGACGAGATAGGCGGTACACGCCTCGAAGTCCTGAATCGATGGCGATGCTTCTGGCACGATCGGCTTGAGATTCCGGAATGCGACATCTCGCCCGACGGCGGACTCGTCACCGTCCGGATCGAGCCCGATACCGCGGCACCATGCGTCGTACAACCCCTTGCGGCGCTGAAACGCGATATCTGCCGCCAGTTGCTTGGGCGTTCGGCTCGGAGTAAGTGGCCGATCAGGTTCGAGTGGTTCCGGTGGGTCCGGTTGGGGTGGCGACGCGTGCGTCGCAGGTTCCGCAGGAACATCCGAAACCGAAACCGAAGACGATAACGAAGACAAAGACGATAACGAAGACGAAAACAAAGCGCCGTTTCCCGCGATATTTTCAGAAGTGCGCTGATCTGCGCTGTTTTGCGCCGGAGGATCGCTTCTCTCGGGTTCGTGTGGTTGCGGCTTGGAAGGTGCGCTCTTGTGCGCGTCCGTGCGGCGCTTCTCGGTAATGTAGGTCTGGTGCTTGTAGAACGACTCCGGGAACTCGACGATCCCGTTTTCGATATCCCACGAGATCAGCCCGAGGTCTTCCATGGCGGCAAGCGCCTCACGGATATCGTCCGGCTGTTTGTCACGCCGTCCGGGGCAGACGATGAACATCAGTTGCTCGGGATCGCCGGGCAATTGTCCGTTGTCTCCGGCGTGAGGGATCATCCAGGTGTAAAGCAGGGCAGCAAAGTCACCGGCGTTCGTCGCGAGCCGATTCACGGCCACGTCAGTTGAAATGTCCGTGCTCAGATAGCGTCGACGCGCCATGAATCCGTCTCCTATGCTGCTTCTTCAAAGGCGATCGACTGCGGATCAATACCCGCGCGCTCCAATGCCTCGCCCGGAGTTCGCGTTTCCGGGAATTGGTCGCGGTATCGAAGAACTTCCTGGAAGGCAGCTACCTTGTCTGACAACTGCGCGATGTGGTGGAGGCGACTGGCGATCATGGCGACGAAGTCATCCCATGTCATTTCGTACCAAAGCGTCTGTTGGAAGACTTTGAGCGACACGCCGTCCTCGTCACGAACGCGACTTCCAACACGGGCGGGAACACTGACCACGCGTCCGGTTCCCGAGAGTCGGACCGTCCCCTGTTCACGTTTTATTGCTGTTTCCACAAGCCGGCGAACGCCGTCGAATGCGAGTGACCTGAGCACACGACTCGCTGTAACCGCGTCCTGTGGCGATCCCGATGAGGCAACGGTTTCGAGTTTGGCGATGAGATCCTGTGTGACTTCTCCGGTGCGGATGGAGGCGCGATCGCGGACAATCTCGCTTATTTCCGTATCGATCCAATCCCGGTCTTCGGTGTTGAGTGCGCTGGTATAGGCCATTAGCTCGCATCCTTTCGTCGGATGAGACGAATCCCGCCGGACAGTTCGCCTTCCAGATCGTCGAGCCATGACCGGCAGTCGACGATGAAACGACGGGTAAACTCCGCGTCGCGTTCGTCCAATGTGGTGGCGACTGCTTCAACATTCAGCGGAAGCAGACGGTCATAGATCGACGTACGGATCGATGAGAATTGGTTGAGAAGACGTGCGCGTGCAACGTTCCCGTTCGGATCGCCTACTACCTCCATATAGGAGTCGCTCTTTGCCTGCTCCGACTTTGCCTGCTTCTCGGTGTCATCTCGGTGACGATTCTTCGCCGCGCGCTGAACATCCTTGGATGTCACGATCTCTCCCGTCGCGGTGCTGATAAACTCATCACCGTCGAGATCGTCAAGGGCGTCGAGCGCCCGTTCCTGTTCCTTGGCGGACGTCGCCATGACTGCCGGTTTCGGCTTCGTGGCGGCGTAGGACTTTCCGTCGGCTCCGGTCACTCTTGTTGGGTGTTCAGGTGTCGCACGTGCGACACCTGATTCTTCTTCTGGCATCCACCGTCTGATCGTTTCGTGATTCACCGCCAACGCATCCGCGATCCGTCGATACGGCCAACCACGTTGACGCCATCGCAACGCGTTGCGCTTCTTGTTTTCCGTCGAGACATCGCGCCGGTGAGCATTGAGTTTGGCGGCGTGCTCTTCGCGATCATCATCGTTGTCGAATGTGCGGATCATGCGCGGGTAGTCCGCGACCTTAACCCCTTCGGCGCGGAGTTCGTTCCACGCCTTTATGCGATGATGGCCGTCCAGCACCTGACCGTTCTGGTCGATCTCGACCGCAACCAGCACTCCGTCCTTGGCGATGGCGGACTTGAGCGCCTGATACCGTTCATCGGAGAGCGGAGAGAAGAGTTGGAATCTTCCGAGCGATAGTTGCTCCATCGTTACGCGGCCTCTCTGTTGAACCGTGCCTGCACGGTCTCGATGACGGCCTTCGCTGCCCATCTCCATCGTTCTTTCTTCCAGTCCGGCATGTCCTTCCAGGAGATATCGAACATGTCGCGATGATGGGCGCAATATGCTGCCTCGGCGGCGCGTTCGATTAGTGCATTCATCGTGTGTATTTCTCCGGATTAGGCACGTCGAACGGCAGGGAGGTCGGCGTTGCTGACGCCAATGCGGCGTTGACCTCTTCATCGGTCGGCGGTCCGGTGGTGACCGGGCGCGGCTCGATGTCGATTAGTTCCAGTTCCGGTTCGGCTGGCGTCGCCTTCATGGAGATGCGTTTCGCAGCCCATCGCTTGGCGGCGTCGGGGTTGGCTCGGAGTTCGGCGGCAAGAAATTCCAGATCGTCAGTTGGCATGTCGCGCGTGCTTGCGAATCCGTTCTCGTTTGCCCACATGTGCAGGACCTCGTGCCCGATGCCATGTTCGCCGGCGACCGCGTGGAGTCGTCTGGATGCTCTCTCCCATGCGTCCTGCGGGGTTTCGATCTCGCCGGTGTCCTGATCCACGATCGATCCGGAGACGCTCAGGACTTCCCCGCTGTCGGTGATCGTGACCTCATCGCCCAATTCGCCCGGGACGTACATGCCGCCGATCGATTCTGGGAACGCCATGCGGGCAACCGCGCTGATACACCGTGCCCGCAACATCGGGGCGGGGTACTTCAACCACATGTTGATGTAGATGCCGGCCTGCTTTGCATCGTCGATCGAGAAGGTGTACAGGGACGTTCCATCCCACCCATCGAGCCGGTATTCGATCGTGCAATGGTCGTTGGTGGATTCCTTGATCCGGATCGCCTTCTTGCCGTGGTCGCGATAGATCAGGGCGAGCATCATCTCGGCGGAGACGGTCGGCTTGCCCTTGACGATCGCGATGTTGGAGAGGGCGTACATCGCCGGAACCCGAAGTTCTCGACCTTTCAACATGATCGCGACGGCTTGCTCGGGCTTCTTGATCGTTTCCGGGAGGAATCCGGTGGGAACCAGCGCCCTCGCCATGTCCATCATCAGCGCCCACTCGTTCTGGGCCGGGAGCATCGGTTGGTCGTCTGTTGTCATGAGCGCGTTTCTGTCTGCCATGTCGTGTGTCCTTCCGGGCAACGCAGCGGGCGACCCGAAAGCCGCCCGGCGGGTGGATTAGTCAGCGGCGATGGAATTGGCGGCGTCGATCCAGGCGTGGACGTCGTGCTTCGCAAATCGCCACTCCCAGCCGATCCGGAATCCCGCGAAGGGCATCTTTCCCCGGTGTATCCGGGAGTGGATGGTGGGAACCGCAACGTCGAGCAGGTCCGCGACCTCGTTCACGCCGTACGATCGGTCGCGGGCGTTCTCGCTGAGTTTCGCGACCAGCGCGATCCGGTCCGCATCGCAGGCGTCCAGGCTTCGTTTGACGTACGAGAACCCGGCGTCGTAGTCGACCAACGGCACGGCGTCGGGGGAGTACGGCTTCTGGACGCTGCTCATCGTGTGACGCTCCTGGAGGTAACGAGCCATTGAGGGTGTACGAGATAAAGGCCGTGCCCGCTGGTGACGATCAGGAGACCGTTCGACATCATGCCGACGATGACCGGCGTGGTGGTGGTGGTGGTCATCTCGGCATCCACTCCCACTCGTGAATTCCGGCATCGTCCTGGGCTGCCGCCATCACCGCGTCCCGCTCGTCGTGCAATGCAAGCAGCCGGTCGATGAGGTGATGGGCAGTGACGTGACGACCGTGATCCAGCGCGTCAAGCAACTGCGTGTGGAGTGTGTTCCCCTGCTCGTTGATCTGGCGCAGGCGTTCGCCGGTCGCGACCTGACGCGGGGAACGGGCGGGCTTGGGTGCCGGTCGGGTCGGGGAGGTTCTCTGGTTTGTAAAATCATTGCGGACGATCATGATGCAACCTCGTTCTGGTCGTTCAGGAACATCCGGCAAGCAATAAGGCACATTTGAGCGAGGCTATGCAGCTGCTCGTCGCGTGTGATTCCGACCGGCTTGTTGTCAACGGTGTTGATGGTCATCGTTCCATCGGCAATTGCGTGCTCCGTGGCGACTCCCATTTCGGCCACGAGAACGGCGGCTGATCGGCTTGGATAATGGCCGTATTTCATCAGGAACCAAATCATTCGATCTTCGTCAGTCGGGACGACGTGGTTCTCGGACAAGAAGCGAATTGCCGGGTCATCGGTGTTATCATTGATCGTGTTCATAGGAACCTCCTGTAGAAAGTGTCTCCCTGTTGGTCGGGGAGGCATTTTCGCGTTTCAAGATGCTTCAAGCGGGGAATGACCGTGCCCGGAAAACGGGACCACGTTGGAGGGAACATCCGACGACGGTGTGAAGATCGCGATCACCGCATCGGCGTCCCGGAAAAGCGACCTCGTATATTTATTGATTCCCACTTTCACGAAGGCGTCGGCGGCCTTCTCGCGCAGCCGGTAGGTCGACACGACGTTGGCAGCACTCTCGAGCAGGGTCAGCGTGTGTTGCTCGCTCGAATCGATCCTGCCGTCGTTGGACTGGTACTCCTGATAGATCGCCTTGTAGACGATGCGAAGGTCGATGATTGCGTCGTCGCGGGGATCGGCAACATTAGCCACGGGATTTCCTTCGGTCGAATTGATTGGCTGCGGGTCGAACGGGACTACTGTGGACATGCGATCCGGAACCGTCCGGACGCTTGGACCTCCTAGCTGAATGCGACGCGCATCGGTCCCCGCACCGGTGCCCCGCGTGAAGGCACCGGCTGGGAGGTCGATACGGATTAGGGCCGTACCGGCCTTGTGGAATGGAGGTGGGGTATCGCTGCGACACCCCGCGATGCGTTCCGGCCGGGCCCAGCTCGCCACGTCGGTCCCGCAACCGGCAGTGAGAACATGACCGGAGCGCATCGCGGGACGTCCCAACACACGGACGTTCCGGCGGCGGGCGTCAGGGGATGACGTCGTGCCCGCCACGAGGGGAGAGGGAATGGAGATGAGCGCGGGACGATCCCGGCCACGGAAAACGAGGGATGTCATGGTTCTACGCCGCTGTCTGGGTGAGAACAGGGACAGGGGTGCAGGTGAAGCGCTGGGTGGTCTTGCCGTCGCGGACGATCGCGCGCATCTGGCAGAGGCCTCGCTCGTCTTCCCAGGCGGCAACGGTCCGGAGTTCTCGGACACCCGGAATACGAACCAGACGTGGCAGGCGGAGGCGGGCCTCGGTGACGGTCGGGACGATCGCCAGCTGATCGCGGGTGCCGGTGAAGTAGCGAATACGGACCTCGGCATCATCGGGAACATTGAGGAACGGGTCGGTCGTTGGCATCGGAACCTCCTGAGTGAGATGGGTGACGGTTGCGACGTTTGCCGCATCGCAACCGCCGAAAGGGGTCGAGCGGGTGGCTGCTGGAACCACGCGCCCGGTGCGCAGCCCGATCAGTGCGGGGAGAGGTGCACCGATCGCTATACGCACCGGGGGAGTCGTTATCACTCAGGCCGCCTTGTCGTTCGGGAGTGCGTCGGCACGCTCGGCAAGAATTTCCGCTCCAAGCTTCCGGCAGTGACGAATCGCATCGATCATGGCCTTCCGGGCGATCTCTCGTTCCTGCGGGGTCAGCGCGGTTCGCGGTTCGTCTACGGTGATGGGCTTTTTGATGGTCAT